CAAGGGTCTTGGTAGAAATCAGGGCGGTGTTATTCAGGCGTTCGCTAGGGGTGGTTTCGTTCCGGGGCAGGGCAACAGAGATACTGTACCCGCTATGCTTACTCCGGGCGAGTTTGTTATCAAGAAAAGTAGTGCCAAGAAGTTAGGTGCTGGCACACTACAGGCGATGAATCAGAATAGGTTTGCCCTTGGTGGAATCGCAAAAGAAAAAGATGTCGCAATTGTAACACCAGACGTTATCACATCCGACTATTCTACAATAGGCGGTTCAGTAACTCTAAAAGTAAAGGATGCGTTAAAAAAGAAGACTGGGTTCGGGACATTAAATTCTAAAACACTAGAAGATATCTACGCTAGTAGTTTAGGAAAAAATAAATCAGAAGGCAAAAAGAAGCTCTTAGAGATTGCAAGTAGCCCTACGGTTGCAGGTTTTGGGCAAAAGACCTATAATACACTTACCGAGGGTGTTACAAAAGATGATAAAGACGCTTTTGATAAAGCTGCCGATGAAGGAGTCTTATCTGGAATCAAGAGTGCTGCCGTTAGTTTTTCTAGAAGTCTTGGGGCAGAGATAAATGATAGTGATATTGTTGCTGATGAGAAATTTTCCATTCCCGGAGGTCTCAAGGGTGAAATTTTTGAAGGTGTAATGGATGCTTTTAATGGACAGCCGCTCGGTAAAGAAACCTCAGAGGATAAAAGACCATTCGACTTTACAAGAGGTCTTAAGCCAGTAGGAACTTTATTTGATACTGTTAACAAGCAGAAAATTAATTTTGTTGACGCTAAGGTTAGCAGACAGTCTGCAACAAAAACGGGGGAATTTGAAAAAAAGACCTTAAATCAATTAGCTGATGATTTACTAAATGATAAAGGTTTTCAGTCGGCAATACAAGCAGAACAACGCAAGGTAGAACAACAGAAACAACAAGCTGCTGCTGCAAAGGGAAGAGGTGTTCAGACTGCAAATAAGGGCGGTAGCATTGGCGGCTCTGGTGATACCGTTCCAGCCCTTCTGACTCCGGGTGAATTTGTCGTAAATAAGAAAGCTGCACAAAGTATCGGTTACGGCAATCTTAACAGCATGAACAGAACGGGCGTTGCTCGCTTCAACAAGGGCGGTGCTGTTCAAACGTTTGCTAACGGCGGCACTGCTGGTGGAGGTGGCGGTGTTAACCTTGAGTCAATTTTCTTCCTTACGGCTGTTGCTGGAACCGCAAGTGCTGCCATTGAAAAACTTGGCGACAAAAGTATCGAAGCTAGTGATCAAACCGCAGCATGGACTATTGGATTAGGAAATGCAGTCAAGGGTTTGATCCAACTTCTCACAATTGGTGCCCTCACACTCCAAGCTAGAAAATCTATAAAAGAGTGGGCAACTGCTACTGATGAATCGACAGCTAAATCAGAGGACGCTACAAATGCCACCAAAGATCTATCTCAATCAGCAAAAGACGCTGCCGATGCTCAGAAAAACGTTACGGAAACTGAAATTGCGGCTCAGGTTGTAAATGTTGATGGCAAGGTTTCTGATGCTGCTGGTGGTCCTACTTCCGAATCTTTAAGTGGTGTTCAAGCACAAAAGTTCGATCCGAACGCTGAAGGAGCAGACTTACAAGATTTTATTAAAAAGAATCAAGCAGGACAACTATTAACCCAAGCTGAAATAGATATCGCTGGCGATGAAGAGACAGCGGCTAAACGGAGGGCTGGTGCAGCAAAGGGTCGTCTGACACAAGGCGAAGGTAAGCTCTCAGTTATAGGTCAGGATATATCTACAAAGAAAGGTCAAGTAACTAAAGCCGTTAACGCTGCTGCTAAAGGTGACGCTGCTGCACAGGGTAAATTACCAGCACTACAGGAACAGCTAAAAAGATTAGAAGCAGAATATGCAGCACAAGAGGCGGTTGTCGCAAAGGCTCGTGATACTATTGCATCAGAAAACGCTGCTGTTGATGAAGCCGCATCCAAGAAGCAGGAGCTTACACGTATACAACAAGACCTTGTTAATGCAGAGAACAATGCTGTTAAGGCGTCTCAGGCAAAAATTGCGGCAGATAAAGATGCGGCTCAAGCTGCTATAGATGCCAGAGGATCATTTGAGAATTTAGGAAGATCTGTAGGGGGTGCTGTTGCAAGTGGAGCATCTAAAGCAGCAACAAAAGCTGGAGAACTAGGAAAAGCATTACAGGATAAAGTATCTGAGAAATTTGATAAATCAAAAAAAGCAGTAACAGGTTACGTCAAAGCTGCCGACAAAGCATTAAGGCTAGATAAAGCTAGGGGTGCTGTTACGAGAACAGCGAAGGCTGCAATAGATGGATTTAATAAAAGCAATGCGAGACTTGCGAGAGCTACTAAAGCTACTGGGCGATTTATTGGAGGTATGGGCAAAGACGTAGTAAAAGCAGGAAAAGCTATAGGAGGACTAGCTCAAAGAATCAAAAAACTTGGTAGCAGAGCCGGTGGTGCCCTAAGAGGTGGTCTTGCTAAGGGGGGTGGATTAAGAAGGGGTATAGGTGCTGTTGGTGGAGCCGCAACTGCCGCTGTCGGTGCTGTCGCTGCCATTGCTGCTGTTGGTAGTCAAATTGCTGATGGGTTCCAGCAGTGGTTTAAGCGTGCAGAAGAGCAAGCCAAAGCCAGTGATAATATTGCCGGTGCAATCGAAGCTGCTGGTAAAGCCTCTGTAGCTGCTTCAATTGGCGAAATATTCACTATCCAAGGGTTTCTTGAGGCTGTTACTGACCCGAAAGGTTTTGTAGAAAGAAGACAACAAAGAAAAGAACAAGCAGAATTTAACTCAGCCCAATCATTTATTGCGACTAGACAGGAAGCATCTGCACAAAGAATTAAAGATGGGGGAGATATTGGAGAATCCCTAGCCGGTGTTAATGAGGCGTTTGCCAAATCCAGAGCAGAAGCTCAAGACTTGACCGGGGCTGCAAGAGAAAAAGCACTGCGATCACTAGATGCAAGAACTAGACTGGAGATTGGCAGGCTTGATAAACTTGGTCTAAGTGTTGGTGAATTAAGACAGCAAGCCGTAAACCTTGCTGGTGCAGATCAAGAGCTTCTTGACTCACTCAACAAACAGATTGATACAATTGAAGCGAATAGAGTAGCCCAAGAACAGCTAAATAAAGCTAATCTTGACGCCACTAAGATTGTTTCAGCTTTTGGTGCTGCTGCCAATGCTTCCGCTCGATTGGTTGCTGGATTAGAAACCGGTGCAAACAGCTTGGCCCTACTATCTGATGAGTTAGACAATGCTAGTGGAAAACTGGGCGTTGATGCTAGCGGTGCGATTACTGAAGCAGAATCTCAATTATTATCCAACTTACCTGCTAATTCCCCCTTGGCCGCTTCTATTCGTGGTCAGGCCGATGTTGCAAGGGGAACCAATGCGTTTGGATTAAATATTGCTTCAAATCTTGGCAACTTAGAACTTGCAAGAGGTGAAGAAGGAAAAGGGCAACTTGAAAAGGCATTATTTGATGCTATTCCAACTGATGCAGACCCAGCGACTAGAGCCAAACTTGAGGCAGTTATTAGAAAGAATGTTGCCGGTATCGAGGGCGATGTTGCTAATGCCGACTTGGATGCACTTACTCAGCAAATCTTAGCAGACGGTCAAGAATTATCTAAAGGTTTCCGAGAAGCAGTAAAACTTCAGTCGCAGCATAATGCTACCATGACAAAGTTGTATGCGGATCGTGAACAGTTAGAACAAAAAGCTGCTGCTGCTGCAAATCAAGCTATTGAGACACAACTAGAAGCAGCTAAAGTGTTTGAGTCATTTGGTGGCTCCAGACTTACTGGCGAACAACAACTTGGAGCTAGAATTGCTCAGTTTAATAATATTGGTGGACTAGGTGGTTTAGGGGCACAGCTTACAACGGGATCTGCTGCTGACATCAACGCCGTTGCTGCTCAAATTGGTCAGACGTTCGCAGAGCAAACAGATCAAGTTATTGGTAGTACATTAGCTGCCGGTGCAGGATTACAAAGAGGTGGTCCATTCCAAGGTGCTGGTGGATTTGCCGCAGACAAGAGACCAGAAGCTCAGGCTGCAAACAAGGCATTAATTCAGTTTACAAAACAGCGTATCTCCTTACTCAAAGAAGAGCTTAATATTGTTAAGCAGAAAAATGCCGCAGAGAAAAGTGCTCTTGATAAATTAATTAGTGGAGATGTAGAAGGGTTCTTGGATCAGCAGGCCGCTGCTGGTGCTGGTGCTGCACTCGCATCTGGCAGTGCTGGGCTTGCTGGATTGTTTAGTGCCAGTGCTCTCGGTGCTGGATTCAAAACGCTTGAGGGTCAAGGGTTATCTGCCCAAGAACTACGTGGTGCAGAAGACCTGACTTTACAAAGGTTCGGAATTCAGGGAACCGGTGTATTATCTAATACAACAGCAGAGCAACAAGCATTAAATGCAGAAGGAAGAGAATTAGCTGGAGCATTGGGTGGACTAGCATCACAAGAAGCCGCCTTTGCCAAGGCTGAAATAGCAATTCAAGACGCTACAATTAATGCTGCTCAGTTGTCGTTTGATAGGAAGCTGGCAGATGTTCAACGTGCTCAAGGAATACAAGGTTTGGCGAGGGGTGGAATTGTTTATGCAAGCAGAGGAATGTTCGTACCTCGTGGAACAGATACGGTTCCAGCCATGTTAACTCCGGGAGAGTTTGTTGTTAATCGTGCGGCAGTTAATCGTGGTAATAACTTACAAATTTTAAGGGCGATGAATACCGGTGGTGGGGCAAGTGCTCCGGGTGCTTTGAGTGGCGGCGGTAGTGTTAGATACTATAACGATGGCGGCTTTGTAGATGGTATCACTAGCGTATTCGCCAATGCACTTCCGGGCCTAACAAACATTTTCTCAGGATTTGCAGAAACGGTAGAGAAATTGGTAAACACTAAATTTAATGTGGCTTTAGACCCAACAAATATCAATGTTAACTTCAATGGTGCATCATTCCTTGAAACCTTGAAAGATGATATCAAGGATGGACTGTTGACCGAAGTAGGAAATGAGATTCAAAAATACAAAGCAAATAATTCTGGTGATCTCATCAAGAAGGACTCTGTACTTTAGGATAAATAAATGTCGGAACCATTCTTAAAAAGTCTTGAATGTTCGTGCATCAAGGGCACATCTGTTACCTGCCCCGGTGGTGGAGAAGTCGATGCATTTCTTGGTTTAAATGAGGGGGTACTTTCTGCCACTCTTGAGAACGATTCTAAAATTACTTCTCCGGGTGAAACTCTTACCGCAAATTTTAGTACAGTATTGGATGGATCTGGTCCGTACTTTACTATCAGTGGATGTTCTGATCCAGAAAACTGTGAATTTGTAGAGGCTGGATGGGAAGTAACAATCTCTGGTCTAGCGGGTGCTGTGCCATTTACAGAGACAGCAAATGTCATAAATACATATGCTGATGGTTCTGCATTAATCTTTTATGGTGGCGGTGTTGATCTTACCAATGCCCAAATTGACAGCGTAGTTGCTAGTGGTATAGGTCATCCCACTCCTCCAAATGCAACTATAGCGAAATCGTTTGGTATTGAAGATATTATACTAGAGGGCGAGGGCGAGCTATCTAGATTATTATCAGCCGAGATACCATTTCCTTTAGTGTCTATCGAGGGCGATGGAGAGATTGACGAAGACCTCATTGCCGACTATTCTATTTATCAGCAGGTTGTTGGTGAGGGCGATTTTGATAACACAGTAGACAAGATGGCTGGAGACTTTGGCGACTTCTACTGTCAGGGTAAGCTGTATCCTTCTGGCGACCTTCCTGTTGTAGACGGGTTCGGGTCGTTTATTGCCCCATACAATCAATCCGGTAATCTTTGGTCCTACATTGATGAAGGTGTTTATGAAGGTATAGCAAAAGATGGTGGCAATTCTAACAATCTATCAGATGATCTCAATTCATATATTGAGCCGAATACAATACATACAGAAGGGCTTTTTCAATATAACTGCAACTTAACAAGTTTGAATGTTAGGCCAGATCATTCTGCGTTTAGAATTCGTGTATCCGCACCATTATCAAACCTAGAGTCTAAGACTGCTCCTCTTTATACGCTATACAATATTCGACTTTCTGATCCCTCTGGGAACTTAATTGTAAAATATAATGATATACAGATAAAGGGCGATGCTAACGACGAGTATGAAAACTTTTCAACATACTCTTCTTTACCAGAATTAAATGTCATATCAGATAAGTATGACTGGGAGAGACGTGGGTTCCCTCACATGCACGAAGACGTTGGATACCAACTGTCTTTTAGTGTTCGTGCTGTTTCTCTGGATGATCCATTTACAGAGGGTTTCGACGAGGGTTTTGAAGAAAACTATATTATTCCTGAAACGTTCTATGCTAGTGGAAATAATTATCTTGCCCTAGATGGTCAACCTTTATCGACTCAAGAAGTCCGCTTTATCAATCCAACAAGAGGTTTTAGAATCTCTGCTGTTGAGATCTGTAATAGTGGCGGATTCGGACCAAGGCCAGAAGAATATCTGCCATTCCAAATGGCGGTTAGGGAAAAGGGCAGGCGTCTTGAGAGATGTATTCAGCCTAACTTTATGCCCCTCAATACATACGACACTACAATATACCCAGCGGTAAACAATAACATATGGGAAAACGATACCCTCAATGCAACAAATGAGGATGTATGCGGGGCACAAGAACTTATTAATATTCTTAAAGTTCAAAATGATGACCGCTACATCAAGTTGCAAACCGCACAGGGTGGAGATGTTGCCGACTCTGGTAAACTCATACTGAAGTTTAAACATGGAAGATCAAAAGTAGATGAAATTACTCCGGGTGATTTTAACTTTGCATTTGATCAGGGCACAAAAAATATATGGTTCTCACCTAGCGGTGCGTTTAACGTAGAAAAACGTACAGAAGAGATACAAGAAGATTCGCCTTACTTTAATGTAGAATCTTTAACACTCAAGGTTCTGGCTAAAAAACAAGTAGGCACCAGAGACTATGTACTTGATGTTGTTGGTTACAGCGACGATAAGTTGTTGAATGTAACAAGTCCGTCTGGAGGATTTATTCAAGATCCATCTGGTGTTTTCTTGAATGACCAATTTGTACCCCATACTGGACAGCATCCAGTTCTCTCAGGGTTCTACGGTGACAACTCAGACTGGACAATGGGTGGTGCAGGTCTGTCTGAGAGAGATGACTACTTTGAGGCCAGCGGTAATGACCATTATAAATTGGCCCAATACCCAGTGGTTAATACTACCGACTTCCAACTTTACGAAGTGCCCTTGGTCATACTTGATGATAATGTAAGATATGGAATATCTAGAGATTATAGTTTAAGCTCACTACTAGAACATTTATACTTAGACATTTATCCACTTCCTAGTGGTGCTTCTATTGCATATATAGAACTTTGTGCCAGATATGCACCAGCAGACGGTCTCAACATCTATACCCAAGGTGGTGAGAAGATAGGTAAAGCTCAAGCTGGTAGATCAGAAGGTGCGTTGTTCCCATCGGGCATGGAATCTTATGATGATATACTTAACGCTGGTTCTGGATATCAACCAATTTCTGCCATTACAGGTCTTCCCCATGCTTATAGTTCGCCTGATACAATTAAAACAAACTACTCTAGAAGATGGCGAGGTTCAGAAGGTACAGTTCGTGGACCATACGATCTAGATTCCTTCGGTTTTGGTTTTGAGAACCCAACCATAGACTACCCATTCTTGTCAGGTTACTACAAGTTTGATTCGTTTGGGCCAGAAAATAGATATGTATTGTCTGTTGATATGGGTCCATCCTCTCCTAGCGGCTTGGGTACTCTCAGTGGTCTGTGCTTGACCGATCCAGAGATTCACCATAATATTGGTTGGAGATTCGCAAGCGGCACACTGTTTAACGATCAACTTCCGGGCTACAGCGGTAACTACACTACTACTGACTGGACATCTCTATCCAATGGTTCTACAACCTTTGTTGGCAACCCATTGTATGGAAAGATTGCCGACGCATTTGATAGAGTCATTAGAATCAGCGGTGAGGCTGGTGGTCAGAATATTGACTTTGGCCCTGTTGATGTATCTGGCGGTTTTGCTATCTTCACTAGATTCACACCAGACGCAAACGTTTCTGGAGTAGACTACGACCTGTTTGACAGTGGCGTTATTGTGTCTAAGTGGAGCACTGCTGAAGACATGGATTTTGCCCTCGGTTATGACGATGGATTCCTTTGTGGTTATGCCCAAGATGTCAACGGTAATATTATAACAGTCAAAGATACTATCAAGTATAGCGGTTATCAATTCCCATTAAATACTATTCTTACATATAATGATAGTGGCAACCATAGACTTAGACTTTACACTGATAATGAATTTGGTGGATCTGACTTTGATGTGCTGAGAGCTACATCCTCTCCTTTCCATAAAAACGCAAACGATGCAAATGTTATCTTAGGATATTCTGCTGGCTCTGGCGTGGGTATGAACATGCTGGTCAGTGAGTTTGGTGTTTCTACCTATAGCTCTGGTGTTGACACACTGTACGGATTTGGTACGAACATTGTAGCGTCTGGTGCAGATAAAACTTACAAGGGCGTTAACGCAGATGTATTCCTAGAAAATAGTCGTGCTAAGTTCTTTGATCCCGATGAGTCTCATACTAATGATAGATATAAACTGTGGGACAGGGTAAACGAAGATACTTATAATGATTGGGCCATTGGTGACTTTAAGTTTTGTCAGTTTGGTATTGGGTTTGATCAGTGGCAAAAGCGTCCAAACGCAGAACATATTATCTTCGAATTAAATCATCATGGTTCTGGTTATTCACAAAACAACGATTTACCATTATTATCTAACGTAGACAGCGGTGTTGCATATCACACACAGATGGAAAGCGATTTCCTACGATTCCACTTGTCAGACGTTCAAGATTCATTCTATGCTGTAAACAGAAGAATAACTAAAAACCTACCAGTCGGATATAAATTCTCTGAACGTGCCCTTGTTGTCGAGACTGTTCTTGAGCATAAGACCGGTGCAGGCATAGAGTGGGCAGCATGTACTGATATCATGCCTTCTGGACCTCAGATGATCGTCAGTCTTTACACAAAGAAGCAGGAGCCATATTGGACTCCAGACGAACCAAACTGGGGTCTTGTAAACCGCAAAACTCACTACATCAAACCGTCTAGTTGTTTAATTAAACTTGACTCTGTTTTTGATTACGATTCCATCTGTGAAGAAACTGATGCTTGGACCATCTTCCCCGAAGAGCCAAGATTAAAAGACTTCTCAGAAAGATATTTCAAAGACGATGTAAATCAAATGTTTGTTCAGTATGACTTGGTTTATCCATCTGGACCAGCGTTTGATTCTAGGATTGAGATGCACTCTTCGCATGTCAGGATGCAGGATGTCAACATTTGTAAGACTGCTAATAGTGGTACATTTAATTTGTATTCTAGCGGTGCTTATCCTGCGTCCAATACTCTGAATATGAACATCGGCGGGTTCCCAAGAGAAGTCAACGATAGCTTAGATCTTACTATTCAGGTTCCTTTTGATTACGATGTTATTGCAGAAGGAATGCCTTCTGGGTTCTCACTAAATGTTAGTGGTGCCTTCCAGAGAGAATCCTCGCTCAATCTCTTTATACCACCGCAATCTGGCGAAATTTCGTTTAATCTTTTTGTTAGCGGTCAGTTCCCAGATGTAGCTTCTGGAAGTATGCCAATCGCCTTGCCGGTTGTTCTTGGTGCATTGGATAACTCCTTGGATGGAAATCCAGATACTTCAGATCCAAACTCTCCAAATTACGGTAGCGGGAATATCTTTGGTCTTCCTCTTACTGTCTATAATGTAGACTTTGGTGAAAGCCCAGAGGGTCCATTCCTCAATCTGAATATGTCTGCTTCTCTCGGTGATGCAACTAGTATATACCGATCAATTCCAATGTTCTTGTATAATAAGTCTATTGGAAATACACAAGAGACTGCTGCAAGTGGATTTATTAACCTAAACATGTTTGGAAGAAACCAGATTCCGGGTTCACGAACAACGTCTACCATGCCGTTGTATATTAACGCTCCAAACATAATTGATACAGATATGAATCTGTATCTTCACAACCCACTAGTAGAATCTTTACTGACAAGCACAGTTAATCTTGTTACGGCAAGTTACAATGTAGGATCTAAAGGTACTGGATCTGCATTTGGATTATGGCACAATAATAACTATGGGACCGGAATTGAATTAGAAGATAACTCTTATGCTTCTCTGTCCGCAGATAATGAGATTAGAGGTGTAGATTTAATAGGTTATGGATCTTGCACAGGAGACAGTCCAAGCAAAGCGATTGATGCAGAACTAAAAACAGACTGCACTGTTTGGAGAGAAGAGACATGCAATGAGGGTGGAATATTCCGAGCCAAAGCTACCTACACAAATTCTGGTGCAATTAACTTTGAGGGTGGCTTAGGATACAGTGGAAACTACTATGGAATAAGGAAGTACACTCAACTTCTTCCTTCTACTCCATACTTTGCGACTATGAGTATTGTTACCGGTTCTACCGACGCTATTCCTGTCCCAAGGACATTTGAGGAATGGGAATATGGAATGTGTGGTCCAGCTTGGTATGCAGACGGTAGTGGATGCTGCACAGAAGATTGTGATGGAAACATTGTATTCTCTGGTGTCAAACTTATTGGAGATGATGCTGGCGGTGTTCCTCCTTCTGCAAATCTTTACTCTGACTCTGACTTGATCGTTGCATCTGGTAGAAGTGCTGGTGACAAATTTGGTCAAACCGTTGCTGTCAGTGAAGATATCATGGCTGTCGCCGCACCTAATATCACAATTCCTGATTTTGGCCTTTATCCTTCCGGTGGTGATGTTGGAAACATAGATGTTAGTGGTGCTGGTGCCGTGTTCTTATATCGAAGAGGGCAAGACGAAGCTGGCAAGAAAGCTGACTGGGTTTTAGAAGAGCAGTTGATGCTACCATCTGGTTACAGAAAAGATTACATCCAGAGAACAACAGATAATCTATTATCATTTGGTGACTTTGCTATCTCTGGAAACAAGTGGCAAATTGGTCAAGAGGGTAGACAGTTTGGTGAATCATTATCATTGTCAGCCAGTGGTGATAGAGAAGTTATTGCTGTTGGAGCACCTCGTGCTAAGTGGTCAAGACAGTTTGATGACCTTGTTACGTCTGGTGTCCCAACTGCGGGAATGATTTTTGCCGACCTGTTTGCATATGATAAAGGTAAACTACAAGGTGTTGCTGCTTCTGCTGGTAAGTTCAATATTCTTTGGAAATACTTCTCAGCACCTTGGAACGCTGGCCCAGACGAATGGTATGCGGAAATCAAGCCAAACTTACTTGTCTTCCAATTAACTTATTCAAATAGAAACTATCCAAATGTACCAACCGATGAGTCTGATTGGTTTACACATAGATACATTCCTAGACTGGATGACCTCGATCTCTTGACTGAGATTGGTTCTGGTGTACTTGGCGGATCAGGAACTCTCGCTGACTTTGTTGCTTCTGGTCAACCGGTTGTGTTTAACCAGATGTTCAGTGGTGTTCTAGATGGATTCTTTACAGCTTTCCCAAGTGGTAATCCAAACGCTGCTGCCTACAGCGGTATTCCAGCTATTATTGGTATGTTTAAAGAGCAGACAGGATCTACTGCTGGAGCGTTGCAGTATGCTGATGATAACGGCACAGTTTACAATATTTATGACGAGTTCCAAGACTTCTATGAGAAGCACTCGTTTGCCAGCGGTGTGACTGATTTTGTTCAGGGCATCCAACAAAGTGGTCATTTGCATACAGTTATAGGTAAATCTGAAGACTGGGCAGCTACATCTGTTGAGTTGATGCAAGATACTTTTGATAGTGGCCGCTTATCAACAACATTTACTAACACTACTTTAAATAGAAACTTTATCACTAGCGGTGTTGGTCAAATCTGGGGCAATACTCACGGGTCAGTTGTTACTGAGTTCCAAGTTCCTCCTGCATCTGGCGGTAGAGTTTACTTGTTTGAAAAAGAGCGTGACAACTTTAACTGTGTTCAAGTTATTGTTTCACCTAATGATACGTCTGAACTTTTTGAAGATCCAGATATTACATTTGGTGCTTCTTATGGCAAGACATACAATGACCGTTTCGGACACTCTGTTTCTCTTAGTAAGAATTCAGAAGTATTAGCAATTGGGTCTCCTTGGAATAATAATCCATGCAAGATTTACGAGAGAAGCGAATCACAGATTCAAAGAGTATACGATAACATTAGAGCATGGCTCGTATATAAGGGAGATCCATTTACTTACGCTGTAGAATATTATGATTCTGTAGAGGGTGCTTCTGGTGCAGCAATTGCTAAGACAGCTACTTATGATTACATTAAATCTCCAGACAGATTTGAATATCGAAACGATATTGATTTCTGGGGTTCTTCATTGCCAGAGCCATATCAGTTAACATTTGAATATGGTCACAATGATGTAAGATACTTTGGAACAAGAAAGTTTCTCATCGACGAGTTTGCAGGAACATCCAGAATGGGATGGAGTTGCTCTGTAGACGAAGATGGCGAGATTGTAGCGTTTGGGGCACCCACAGACTCCTTCAACGAATTTGAAGATATTAACGTTTGGGGTGATAACGTACTGTCTTGGGCTTCTTACAACAATGCTGGTGCAGTAAGAATGTTCCACAATAGAAAATACTTCCCACACGATAAGGTTGTAGAGTTCGGTCGCTTTGGAAACTTAGACAGATCAACCCATGACTCAGAAAGAAATGCTGGATACTACGATGAAAGCAACTGGCCCTTAATCTTTGGTTCTGGATCTAGCGGATTTTCAGAGTACCAAGGTAGGGACTGGCGAAGGATGGATTTCTCAGAAATAGAAATTCCTCAAGAGGCTGGCCTCGCATTTATTATTACGCCAGAGGTTGATGCTGCCAGCGATGAGATTATTGAAAACATAAAAGACTGGATGGAGCTTGGCGATAGAAATCTTGTCTTGGTTGGTAACGACCCAGTATGGGAAGACAACGGACTGTACAAAGATTCCAATGATGTCATTAATAAGATCCTAGAAAAGTTAGGTTCTAGGATGCGGATTCAGGCAGCTAAAGATCAAAGCTACTCAATGCAAGGATGTGTCAGTCAGCAAGACCTAAATGACGAGAAGTACAATGCTACTGCATCATTCTTGCCAGCATACTCTACACCAAGAACAATTGAATTTGATGGTGAATATTACGTTAAGGGCGTTGGCGATATCCGCATAGACCTGTCTAGAGATGGTCTAGAAGATTACTTCGCCACAATTAACTGTCCAGACGGAGCGAACTGTGACGGACCACCTCTGATTATTAATACGAAGTGCGAGTTTGCATTAGACGGTAATCGTGGAGACTTACGTGCAGAATGGAACGACTCTTGTATCAAGACTACACCTAAAAGCTGTAAGATAGTTCGCTACCAAAGAAACTGGCCGTTCTTATTTAACAACTTCACTCCTAATTGTGATGAAACACCTCAACCATTATTCTTTAAGAAGGATCAGTCACCAACACCTGTCTTGACAACTGCCGAACATCTTCCTGAGATTTACTGGTTTGACCCAGCTACGTCTGGACTTTTTTGTGATTATTTCCAGCCCTACAAATACAGGGTCACACGTAAGAACGAAGAAACAACTTTCCTCGCAGAAGTAAACGAAGACGAAATCGCCTTTTTAATCCAAGAGGATAGCGACTCTGATATATCTGGAGTATTTACTGATTATGCTCTGGGTGGAGACATGTTTGATCCAGATGCAATCAATGGACGAGATGGTTTGATGCAAGCTACTGGAACCTCTGCAACGAGCGTTGACGAAAGAACTGTTCGAGAAACTGTTTATCCAGACCATATCTTTGGATTAGTTGAGTCGGGCAAAAAGGCTGATGGAACACTTAACAATTCTAGGGTTTACATCTTGGCTGGTCAGTGGCCGGAAGATGACGCTAGTAGAGGTATCAGTCACCCAACCAATAATGACGATAAGAATACAGAATTTTACCTCAACATGATTCGCAAGAGTTGTGACGAGGTTGCGAGGGGTATTCAAATTAATGGGTTTACAGGAAGATCCTCATTAAACAATGCTTATTATCTTGAGGGTGATTCAAATGAGGGTCACGGTCTTGGTAATAAGATTAATATTGAGTTGTTGCTTGCTGGGGGGTACTTCAAGGAGAATCAAGCAATCACCGCATTAAACGACCAAATAGATTTTGCTTGGCTTGCCTTCCCATCTGGTAAACCTTCAAGTAGTGACCTATCTAAGATCAATAACTGGTTGGACACAGGCGAGAAGAAACTTATTATCACATACAATGCAATATCTAACCCAGCTTCTCAGCAAACTGCTGATAGAATTGACCACCTTTGCAGTGGCCTTAATATTACAAGTAGACCTATGTTCTTACCAAAACAAGGTGAATATCATAGAAATTCAGTAATACAAAGCTACAACGAGCTTGGCGGAACCCAAGTTGTTAATTACTCTACTGATAGCGTCAGTGGTTGTGATGATGGTTATGCATGGACATTCCCTAATTATCAGTTTGCTACGAGTTTGAGCGGCATCGAGTTTAGCGAAGCTACTTCTGATCCAGAACAAGGTCATGGCGATTTTGGAGATGCTGACAAGAAGGCTATTGTACCACTGTCTGGCGGGTTAGATTTCGAAAGAATAATTTCTTTTAATGAGCCCGTTATTCAAACTTACAAAGAATACAGTAACAGAAACAACTGGACGATTGACGGGAATGGCTCTATTAAGTTCCCAATTGAACCGGGATCTGGATATAGAGTGTGGGTGAACTGGGTCTCTGAGACTAGATTTGAAGAATTTGGCATATGTCTAAATACTCCAACAGAAATTATAAGAGAGGGTGAGTTTAACACTGGAGAATCTCAGTTTGATTCATGTGGAACTCTTACAGAATTAAACAAAACTACTACATATGTTCCTTCTCAGTTTGTATTTGATTTTAGAACTGAAATAGAACAAGATATAAATGAATTAGAATTACAGTTCACTACCGATAAGTGGTCATCTTTCATAAACTCTGATTTGTTAGAGGGTATTCCTTTACCTCCATCAACTCCTCGTGTTCTTTCTGTATCTGGAGCACCGCTGGAAGTAATAACTGAGATTTCTACAACAACAAGTAGTGGGCTTGTTCCAGACGGTCCTCCTATCCCAATCAACTGTAGGTACATAGTTAATCCTGCTCAGAGCGGATACATTCCGGGTGAGTCAAGACCTGTAAAACATAAGAGCGAATTATACTGTGGAGATATTCCTTTCGGTGATAAAGATTGCTTAGAGGCTTCTGTAGGTTGGGCAAAAGAATTGATAGAAGATGGACCAATCGTTGCTGCGGAAGAATTCGAGAGCTTTACTTCGTTTAGGAATGGAACCAGAAGATCAAAGATCATCTTGATTTCAGACTCGACCTTGGTACAGGGTCAATGTCCTCACTACAGAGCGTCTGCTACCGAGGGTAATCAAAGTTTTGTGAGAAATCTGTATCCTCCTTCTCCAGAAAATGTAAGAGACGGAAGCGATGGATTCGGTGGCGGCGGCGGTGCCCCACAGGGCGGCGGATTTGATATTAATAATCTAAGAAATACTGTTGCCGGTAAGAACTGGGAGTTCACGCAGAAGATACGTGCCCCTGAGCGGGGAAGCACAGCTAAGTATGTTGCCGTGAGTGGAGGCTCTATCGGTGCTGGTACTATTTGTCCAAGCCGACTTTGGGGTGGAAATGGCGTTGTGGGAAGTTTGGGTAATTATTCAGACAACGAAGATTCTTATGACCCAACAACTCTTAGTAGGCCAAAAGAAATAAAAGATCCAGACAAGATCCAAGCAAGAAAAGAGTCGTTCTTTAATAATGACGCCTTGGGCACTCATGGAATGTATCCAAGATTTAGTGGTGATTTCCTAGATATTGTAAATTATCAAGGTGGTATTTACCAAGACTACGACTACTTACTAGACCTTGCCGAAGAGACGGATAGAGACTTCATCCTTGATGCTGGTATCGGTGGCGGTCTGACAGAATTGATGAAGATAGAAAATGCAGACTATCTTGATTATGACATATTTAATTCTGGGTGTCCGGGTGATTTGTTTGGTTACTCTATTGAGATCAATGATGGTAAGTTAATTGTTGGAACTCCTTACAACGCATTTGCTGCTGAAACCGCAATCAGTGGTGTTAGCGGTGTCGTACAGTGGCACGAAATTCAAAATGGGCCAGATGCCTCTGGCATGAAGATAGGTGCCGATGGTGGTGCTGGTGCCGCTTTCATATACAACAACACGGACAACGGCAAAAATGTAATTGCAGAGGGTTTGCCTTGGGAGTTTGGTGCCAAGATCAAGCCTGAAAATGTAAATGTCGGACTTTATGATTTCTCTCCAAGCCCAATTCAGGTTCTGGAAGCGGAGCGTGGTCCTCACCAAATCGCAGATCCTAGCTTTATTCTTGAGTACGCGAGAAGAGGTGATAGATTTGGATTCTCTGTTTCTATGGATTGTGACATGGCAGCAATCGGTGCTCCTAATCACGATTTCGCTACTTTGCATCATCATATCTACAGCGGTGTGGTCGCTTACAATGGAAGTGGTTTGAGCACAGCTTTCCAAAGAAAGAGCTTTAACGGCGAATACGACATTCCGTCTCATTCCTTCTATGACTTAGCCGACTCTGGTATACGTGTAGACCAGTTTAATAATAATAGCGGTCTTATGATCCTAAACGGTGGTGCTGTTTACAATTATAGAAATGAATTGATAGACTTTGGAGCCAGAACACAAGAATGGCAATTTGCTGAGAAGCTGTACGCAGCAGGATACCAAGAAAGAATTCAGACAGATATTGATGACGATGGACTTGGAGGTTTCATTCTAACCGCTAGTGGATCTGACAATGATAACTTTGGAAAATCTGTAGCTATCTATCGCTCATACCGTGGAGATAGTGATTACACACTGGCAATTGGATCTCCATATCATGATTGGCCTACAAGTGGTAATCACCCAACGAGTGGGCTTGCAAGTGCTGGATCTGCATATACCTTTGATGCTATGCTCAGAGAGCAAATTCCATCCATTCCAAATAGTGGCGGGTGGATAGATGCCCACGTATTTGGAAACAAAAAATCAAAAGAAAGTACAGACAGATTAGAGACTAGGGTTTACCAGAACACCTCTGGCGACCCAACTGAGTATAAAATTTCAGGAATTATATTTAGTAATCAAAATGGTGACATTTTCTTGGAAGTCTCTGGCTTTGACCCCTCTAGAAAGGGTTTTGTGGCCCACAGACCATACGTCAAAGAGGTTGATCTGAAGATACTATTTGGAACCCCAGAAAGTGGATATATGCCGCTGGTTACCTCTGGTGAGCCGGTATTAGAGTCTGGAAACATGAATCTTTCTATGTTGGGGGCAAGCAGTGCAAATGTGTATAATACTTTAGGACTGAACAATTTTGGCGTAAGTGGAATTGCTTCTGCCGATGGGATAGATCAAAGTGGATTGTTCTTGAACATATCAGCACCAAGCGGGCCACTCCCAAGTTCATTAAATTTAGTCATGGGGAGCACTGCAACTACAGACTCTCTTGATTTAAGGATAAGAGGTTTTTAAATGCCTATAAAAGTACACTATAAAAACGATCCAACACAGATTTGTTCGATACGGCCAACGCCATTTATACAAATCTCTGAGGCTGTACTGAAGAATAAGCAAGGTACTTTTGGTGCCACTTATACCATTACATTGACGGGTACGTTACTCCCAGAGCATGGAACACCCTATGCCTTAAATTCTGCAACAGATCAGCCTTTTGGCTTCTTTACTGGCTACAGTCCAACGGATATTGGTTACAACTTTATTGGACCGTATGGGCAATTTGATAACGTTCCACTTTCAGTTAGGGATAAACCTCCTAGACAGCAGATCATAGAAGGTTCTAATCCCACAATTATTCAAAACACCAAGCCTGCTTCTGCTATTGTTAGCAAGCAGCGTGCTCTTCGGGCACTATTCGCCCAAGATGGTCAACGAGTAGAACTTTCTGATGTTTTAGATAATGCTGGTGCAACTGTTGTTTGTTATCCCAGAACTGTAAGTGTTGATTTTACAGAGGGTCCGTATCTTACAAAATCTGAATTTACTATCGTCCTAGAAGCAGATTATCTTCTTAGAGGTAATTTTGATGACGATCAATTGCTCGTAGACTTAGAAGGTACTTTTGCTAACAGCGGCGTTGATATAAGAAGTACGGCAACAACAATTCAAACGTTGCTAGATGATCAAGATACAGCCTTTATTGAGACTTATAGTGAAGATTGGAGCCTAGAGGCAGACGAAGCTGGTGGAGAAAGCCCTGACAATCCGATAACATACAGAATTACGCATAATCTAAATGCCACAGGTAAAACCGTTTACGGTCCAGACGGTTTAGACTACAACTTTAATCAAGATCCTTCTAACACGATCAATCGCCCCGCTTGGGAGCAGGCCAAGAATTTTGTTCAGAAGAAATTATCATATGGTGGCAGCGGTATACCTTACCCTAATGTCGTAGGACAAATAGGTTCTGGAACTGTAAACTTAGTAGATTCTTACGGCGGGTATAACCACGTAAGAACTGAGCAGATCGGAGTTACTGAAGGTACTTATTCTGTATCTGAAAGTTGGGTTTTGAGTAGTGGCACTGCTAATGAAACGTTCAGCATGACCACTGCGACCTCCAATACAGATCCATTTGTGTCGGTTAATATTGATGGAAACATTAAGGGTTTAAGAAGTATTTCTCCTTCTGGTTTTGGAGACCCATCTCTAAACGCCGCAAGCGGTGCTTATGCTAATGCTCTTAGAAAATATAATCAAATATCCAATAGTGGTCAATTTGGACTGACTAGTGACGTATACAAACGTGCGAATAATCTCGTTGCTGTCGCATTAAATTCTCAGCCCGTGTCGGTTAGCCTTGGAACCAATCAATACAACGGAGAGATCACCTACAGTTTAGCCTTTAATAACAGGCCAACAAATATTATCTCTGGTGTTATTGCCGAGAGTATTCAGGTTAATGATACATATCCGGGAGACGTATTTGCTATTATTCCAGTTATTGGTAGGGCAACCGGTCCTGTTCTACAATACATTGGAGGACGAACAGAGTACAAAAGAGATGTGTCAATCAATCTCACAATGGACTACACTAAGATTCCATATGGAGATAAAAGAAATACCCTCATACTTAAAAAGCCTAGCTTGGTAGAGCCTACAGCAAGTCAGATAGCAGAACTTCTTGGGGAACTTAGCCCAAAAGGTGAGCCGGGAGTTAGAAAGTATTTCATTTCTCCACCTTCCGAAAGCTGGAACCCTAAAGAGGGCACTTATTCATTCAACATTTCTTGGACGTATGAGTTGGACCGATAATTATGGCACATGCAGACAAACCACAGTGGTCAGATTTTTACGAAAATGATCCCCAATTGGGGCCATTATTACCGCTTACGTCTGGTCAAAGAGTACAGTTAATATCTGGCGTATTACCATCTGGAGAGTCTTCGTTTTTTGACAATAGGCAGTTACATTCACAAAGACAAGAAACTATTGGTTTTAAAGGGTCTGGAATCAATGCACCGTTTCCATACCCAAATCAGTCTACGAAAAACGAGTTCAAGTTCACAACGAATCTAGATCCATCGGGAGCAAGCGATTCGGGTGAAGATTCTCAATTTTCAGAAATGTTTAGTGATGAATGGTGGGCGGCATCTGGAATTATAAAAACATACCCAGCAGACGTTGTTGGCTACACGTCTGGCAATCCGGCCATGAACGCACAGGAAAGTGGCATCTTCCACTGGAACAGCGATGTAAATCCTGAAATTGCCCAACCAACGCCAGAAAGAACCATTATTGGCTGGGTAGTCCCAGAAGGTGAAGAGAGACCGATAAGATTTTACACTCAGGACGAGTCACTCAAAGGATCTAAGTTTTCTAACGGAGAAGAGGCAAAGAGGTTGGCAAGAGAAGATTTTAATATCTTTAATAATTACATTCATCACCAACATATGCCAGACAATGCTACTCCGGGGGAAACACTGAACATACCGTTCTTGTCTTCTTATAGAAAATCAATAGACTTGGATGTTTACAAACAAGGATAAGGAATTATGATTGGAGATAATGTCTACGGGATAATACCGCCATCTGGCGAGTATAACAAAGATTGGCCTGTACATTTTAACCTACCTCAAGGTGCGAGCGGCGAGCTTTCTACCGGAGGTTGGACTGCTGACGTACAAGTATCAGGAAACTATGGCAACGAGGGTTTTGTACAGCAGACCTTTTTAGGTGCATCTATTAGAGATTTTGATTTAAGTGCTGGGTTTGGTGACTCCGCATCTTCTATGACGATCAATCTCGTTAATGATGAATACAATGACTCGGATCGTCAACCGTTAGGTTTAGGAGATGACCCATACCATAATGGTAACAGCGATCAATTCTTACCACCGGTTGTTGGTACGCCTGTGTATTTTAAGTTCGGTAAAAATCCGGCTACTATAGAACAGGCTTTTCGACAAACATATGACGATCTCTATGGAATTCAGACCCTTCCTGCAAAAGTTGCCCCTAATGCTTGGGGCTATACGTTCCCAGAGATTCCTTGGGACGCAGAGGATTTTGATGAATTACCACCCTACTACTTGGTTGACAGAATAAACAATGTTGCTCAAGATAGAAGTTTATTGTGGGACATAAATACAGAGTGGCGTGGTCGTGCCCATTTCAATTTTGGCGGTATCCTACAGAGTTACACTCAGAACAAAGGTCCGGGCGGCAAGCCAGTATACTCTGTCTCCATCACAGACCCAAGAGAAATCCTATCAAACGTAAATGTTCTTTTAAATAATTATCAAGACACTACTTTCAACTACAAAAATCTTATCAATCTTTATGGGTTTTTAGAGTACGATCCTTCTACATCTCTCTTTACGGAATTTAGCACCAAAGCTCAAGGCATAGGTGTTATCGACAAGTTTACAAACAATACAACTGGCGAGGTTTTATATGTTGGCGTAGATGCAGCTTGGGATGCTGAAGACGGTTTGGTAAAAGTAGAACCAAAAAATCCAGCGATGGTTCAACCAGACCCACCAGACGGACCCTTTATAAATCTTAAAGACCAATATTATTTCGGTCAAATACCGTTTGCCCCAGACGTTTTGCCAGAGTATTTTCCAATTACTGGTCAGGGTTTTTCACGACGCAGCGATAAAGGTATGCCTTGGTATAGAATATCTCAAGGTCTTGCTGCTATGTTCCAGTATTATGGGTTTTTACCACAAGAATACAAGGATGCAGGCTTTGGCGGTGCAATCAACTTTAGAGGGTTTAATTACGTTGTAGATTTTGGTGGTATTCCAACAGAAAAAATTCCCCTGCTGTACTACATGGATTTTGACCAGATTGATCTTCTCAGTTTGGCCCAAGAACTTTGTGACATTATTAGTCATGAATTATACGTTACCCTGCTTCCTGTTATAGATCATCCTGCATCAAAGTTCCTGTTTGAATACAATAATTACCAAGCAGAGAATGGGTACAAAGAAAACATTATTGCTGGAATTATCAGACTAGACGCTATAGATAAAACTCAGCAACCTCAATACGGTGCAATTAAATCGTATATAGAAGAACTACAAGATCGAGGAATCAATGTAGAAAATTCAGATGTTGGGTTTGAATTGTCTAATGTTACTACTGATAAGTTTGTGGTTGGTGCCCAAGAAGTAGAAACTTATTTCTTCCACTCCGAAAGAGATAGAGACGAATTATGGACTGAAGCTCAGACCAATAACGTTGCAAACAGAGATTGGCTACAGCAGCATCAATGGGACATAAAAGTTCAAGAGCAGCAGCAAATGCTACCTTACTATGGGTTGCTAGGAAATAATGCCGTTTCAATTCCTAGAGGTTTTGGTTCTTATCAGCAGATTCTTTTGGATGCTACAAATCTTAATGCGTATGGCGTTGGCAATTATTATGTCGCTACTGAATTAGAGTTGCGTGCCGCACTTGTCTCGTATCAGAAGTGGAAAGATTTCTTACTATCCTATAATGAGACTTACGTTGAAGACACTTCAGAACATAGAGCGTTTCTATCTGCACTGTCTTCCGATAAAAATCAAATCAATAAGGTCTTCCAAGATTTTAGAGATAGGGCCGATTTCGATAATCTGCCAGATGGTACAGCAAAAACAAGAATTGACGAAATACTTACAGATTTAGAAAATAGACAGTACGCCGTTACTGTTCCTAGATGCGTGTGGCACTCTGATAAGCCAGTGGTAGACGAGTTTGGATATCCACAAAGTCCATGCTCACCACCATTTGGATATCCTCTGTATTATCGTCGTGCGACAGCTATAGGTATTGTAGAAGCTGGCGTTGGCAAGATTGTCAATGCCAAAACCAAGGTTGTCAAAGATACTGCTAATCTGAAAAAGTCTTTTGAAAATGTAAATAGTCCTTTGCTGAAGTTGCCCAAGAAAACTCTTTCTGAGAGAATGAAAGCTATTAGATCCGAAATAAATAAACTTGCAGAAGAAAATAAGGGCGATCCTAATTTCAAGACTCACAACAAGAGATACAGAGCTTTAGTCGAACAGCTAACTGAACACACGCAGATCATGAATAATTATGATAAGATGGCTGCTGCACTTAGATCCTCTAATGAATCTGTCGCTTTTGTTGAAGACTTAGAGAATGGCCCATTGGGTAAGTTTCTTTTCAATATAGAGAAGACAGCTAAAAAGCATGAAGAAAATGCAAAGAAGGTTTACAATTTTGTTAAAAAGATTGCCGACGAATGTTTAGGTAAGAAGTTTCTTGTCAGAATTCCTAAGATCGCAAACGTGGGATACTCTAAAACAATCTCTACCTTTGATGGTACTGCAAACTTTAACATTAAAAATGGACCCTTTGGTTTTGTTCCAAGGCCAATATCATCAGACCCCAAAGCATTGGGAGAATTTTCTTATGACATCAATACCCTTCCTATTTTCGATGCGGGGATGCCTAGTTTCGTAGAAGATTTAAATTTAGCTATTCAGAACAGATTAAGCGGTGGAAATGCAAGCAATCTTTGGCTTGACTACTTGCAAGATTATGAAAACCACAAAGACTTAAAACCAGATGACGAAAGAAAAATATCAGATCCAAGTCTTGTTCGTGCAGGTGCTCTAAAAGGTAATTATAACCCATTCTCTGAAAGTTGGGAATGGAATTACAAACCAGAACCTCAAGGTGGATTTTTCGGGTTTAACATATTTGGAGTGAATGTATCTGCTTTACAGGCTTTGAGAGCGGGTGTTCCTTGGTCGAGTATGCCACCAGCCATCCAGCAAGGTCTTTGCCCAATTGATATGAACAACTTGATGAGTGATTCAAACAGGATTGAGTGCTATGCTCGTTATAATCATAGTGAGACATTAGATTTTACGGGCGTTAGTGCCAGTGATATGGTTCAGCAAGTTATGACCAAAGGTGGTCAATTCATTCCAGACGTTGTTGAGGAACTACCAAATAATAACATTGACAACAAACTAAGATTTGAAGCTCTTGCTCAAACAAAAGAAGAACAGAGAAAGAAAGAGCGACAGCCAGATTCGATGGCGTTCGTAAAATGTAGTGTTGATGAAACATTGTACATGCCGCCCAAACTGAAAAAGTATAACTTAGACGTTTATGCGAATGAGTATGAGTTTACTCTTAGTATTCCAGAACCTGTAAGAACTGAGGGTAAAAACGAAGATTGTACTCCTAGAATTACTTATGACTATCCAAACGCTATACCTTTATTCTCTATACCAAGAGATGGAGGCGTAGATGGAAGAAATGAGGAATGGTACGACTTTAGAAGAGTGTACGATAAAGAGACAGAATCTTGGATTATTGATAGCGACATAGAGAAATTAGACGACAAACATGTTTACGCACTTGTTACGGTTCCCGGAAGAGTCAGAAGTATTATTGACACAAGATGGAACGATGGGCAAAATCAAGAGTATCAGGCTTTACAACTCAAGCACTTGATGACTCAAGACACTGTTCAGATTCCACAGTTTAGCAAGCCAAATATACCACAGCCCGGACAATCTAAGATTCCTTGTGGACCGCCACCGACAGCTTCCGGTCAAGCTGAAGCCCAAGCTATTGGTAGTGGTTATGGATTGATTGGTGCAACAAAAATAGACAGTGTAAGATATCCTACTTTATGGGGTGTAGATTTTAGTTCATTAGACTATGACGCTTATATTCCGGGTAAAAAAGAAGATTGGCTTAGATTTTCCCTAGAAGAAATTAGTTCAGCTAGATCATTAAGTAAGAAGGTTATCGAAGGTAGTATAACTAACAATCCAAATGTGAGAATAAATTACACTCAGCCTTCTCCTGTATTCCCAGACATTGTTGCTATACCAATGATGTCTCACGAAAGGTGTTATGGCCCTTGGTTGTCATCATCTCAACTAAACCCAAGTGGCGACCCAAGAGTTAAGTTTGCAGACATTGGAGGCAAGGTAGAGTTTATCAAGGATGAGAATTTTGCCCCTTGGAATTTCGCAGGCTATCAATTGATGAATGAGGCTGGCTCTTTACAGGCACAGTTCTCAAATAGTCTTCTACTGTTTAGTGAGAGAGGTGGATTTGCTATTCCAGATGCACCAACAGGAATTGCTTTGGCTTCAGCTTTGAAGCAGGCAGGCCCACTGGTTACTTCTATAGGTGTTAATGTCTCACAAGGAGGAGTCAAAACAACCGTGAAGATGGATCTTTACACCGCCCAATGGGGTAAACTTGCAAAACAAAAAGAAATGGCAATTAGTCAGATCGCAAGAGAAAGGCAAAAATTAAAAGACGAGCAGAACAGTGCGATCAGAAGAGGATTAGGAAAAAGATCGACCAGTACAGATCTCGTAAATTCTGTAATGAACGCTGGCGGTCAACAGGTATTGAATATAGTTAATGGCGTTACTCAACAAACTGAAGCAAATAGAGAGCTTGGAAAAGAAGTATCTGAAGGTGTTATAGCTCTGGGTGCAAATGGAGGCGTTGCATATAACGACCCTAAAGACTTGCAGAAAGCACTTAGTACAGCAGATCAAAACTTAATGAAGCAAGAGTTTGAAAGGTCTGTGGTTGCATCGGTTACTGATTTCTTTCAGGCATTTTCTAAAGACCCAAGTAAATTCTTACCAAGTTATTTGTTGAACACATATAAACCTCTAAACCATATGATTGACCCGGACAATCATACACCTGAAGAATAGGAATAGGAAATGAAGAACCCAGATAAAACAGATTTTCATGTTTTTGAAACTAACCATCCATATTTTATTGAATTGGGACTCGGTACGTTTACTACTGGCACTTTACTTGAGTGGTGGAATGAACGTGATAATCTAGGAAGATATCTAAACAGGCGTCATATCAATGTTCCTTTTGGTCCAACTGATAAACTGGATACTGTTACTAATACTCTACAAAACCTATTAGGCATAACTGACACTACAGAATTTTCTTGGTACGGATGGAAGCCAAATTTGGATACTCCAAATGCTGGAAGATTCGCAAAACAAAACCTTAAAGGTTTAGATTCTAACGCAGGTGGCGAAGACAGTTACATATGGTCATATGCTGGGAAAACAACTGTAGGAATAGGTGACATTCAATCCACCGTTGACAGGCTCAATTTAGACACAGAAAATCCGGTTATTGGAGTTTTTCTTAGCGGTGTCGATCCTGCGTATCCTGACGTTCAGCCGTTGTATGTCAGTGCAGCAGACCCATTTGATCCTCCTAGTACCCCAGAAGAGATAAATGAAGCAACATCTGGAAACATTGCTCTTGCTGAGTATTATGCACCACTAAAAGATATATCCCCTTTGTACAGCTTGATTCAGCTTAACAAGTTTATAAATCATTTTGATGATTATTACCCAAGAGAAACTTGGGAATTGAATGCAGCGAATACATACCCCGGACTAGAGAAGAAACAGGCTTTTGGCTCATACGCACTCTTAAATGAAATTAAATCAGCCAAAAGCAACCCAAGAATACAATGGTCTGGCGACGTTACATTCTTTATAAATCAAAACGATGGGCTCATACAAAACTGTGAGATAACTGACAATATTACATTTAGTCTTTACCTTAAAGACGAATCAATGACTGCAAAGACTGGCAAAGCAGTCACTATGAAGGAAATGTCGTTTGTTGGACCAAGGCGAGATGCTGTAGGTGCAATTGGTGGAGAAGATGGTGAGCGAGTATCTGACGATCAAGAAGATGTTACTAGGCAGGCTGCTGGAGAGGTAGATCTTCAATGGAATCCTGTGACTAAAAAGTGGCAAAGCGGAAACGTAAATATGCTTTGTAAACTTGTTACCCAGCTAAGACCCGGAAAAGTTCCCACACTAGACCATCTCTTAAATAACGACATTAGAGACACACTAGAAGAAGAAGATAATGCAAATTGCTATATTCCTTCTCGCGGTTCCGGTATGCTCATCAGGACACAGAACAGTATGCCCCTTCAATGGTCGCCCAACTATGCAGAAACAGCAGATACAAGATGTAAGGATGAAGGCAGAAACAAGCAAATCGTTCCTGTTTACAACTTCAACCCTAGAAAAACATATCCATCAGGCGAAGAAGTTTTGCTTACGCAGATTGACGGTGTTTGGCATGTTAGTGACTTGGGCAGGGGCGAGGAAGAAGAAGAAGCACCACCGGTCGCCGTAGGTATTGGAAGGTGGGGATCATTCACTTATACCATGACATCTAGTCAGTTTTTCTTCAAGGGCTTACCTAGCGGCAATACTACTAAGGAATATGTAGATATTACGCCTAGAGATGCAGAATTAAATTTTCATGTTAATTATTATCTTTCCGCAAAAACTGACCCGAAACTTCAAGGTGCAGAAGATGCACTTTTAAATCTGTTTCGTAAATATGATAATCCCGGCGATGAAGTAACTGGAAGAACACCCAATGGTGGATACAACTTTACTCAACCATTCAATACTGCAAACTATGGACGATGGGGTGATGTGCCCGCATATTTTCAGCAAACATCATTTGATTACCTAGATAGTCAAATTTTTGGAATACGTGGAAAAGATTCTTCAAGAACAACAGACGGTCCAGATAAGTGCTCAATAGCCTCTACTTCTGCTACACTTAATTCTGCGGGTAAAGTCATTCCGTTTGAAGCTAGTGAATATCCGGATAGAAATGCCGCACACTGCGGTGCATTTTTTGGCTGTTTATTTCCTAATGGATATCAGGGCACAGAAATATATGATGGAGATGATCCTAGAACTTTCCTCGTAGATGGAGAAAGTAGTCGTGATGCCAATTTTGAAGATTATTTTAATGTAGACAACCAATCTATTACCACAAACCCATTTGATAGAGGGAATGGACTGGATGATAGAAATGATGTTAGCGTTCAAACACAGGCTCAAGTTAATCAACCATTTGAATCATGGAGTATAGAGCAAAATTCTTGGTCCAGAGGAACCTATGCTCATCAAGCTAATATCTTTTATCTTGACGCTGAAAATCAGCGTAAGAGTATGCCAGCAGATGTTATGCTTAATGCTTCTCCAGATGGAAAAAATGGAAGCCCAATCAAGCCAATAGGCGTGTTCAATGATATTTATCCCACAGGAGCACCCAAAACTAAATGGGATGATCCTAGTTTTGATCTTGTTAAATCAGTACCAAATAAAGTTAATGAAGGTGTTTGGTTATATAGAGCACCAGAAACTGGAGAAGCAGATATCAATGTGAGTGCATTTGATTTTCAACCGGTAACACGGTCCAATATCATGTTTAGACCTCTAAAAATGGAGGCTTATCTTGGTATGGGGCAATTAAGTGTTCCATTTAATAAGGTTGATGCGGATAGAAGCACTCTTATGGATGTAGATAAATGGGTTAAAGAGAGGAGTATTCCTAATTGGGGTGAATTTAAAACCAATCCGGCTACATTATTTACTGAAATAGCAACATCTACGGTAAGTAAAGAATTACCTATTGGTGGTTATGCATCTGACCGTGAGTTTCCAAACGCTAAACACAACTTTGCCGGATATGAAAGAGGAAATGCCTACCCTCAAGGCCCATTAAAGTGGGGTGCTTGGACAAAACACAAGCCAACCTACACCAGATTGCATGAATATAACTATTGGGAACGAAGCATTGCTGGCGGGGGAATGTACTTCGCCAATGAGTTTATCACGGGTGGCGATCCGTACCGGATGGAAGGTGATTACGATAGTAACTGGAAAGGTGCGGGAGCTTTTGGAATTATTACAACGAGCCTCAAAGTATCAGCAAATACCATAATAGAATTTACCACAAAAAATCTGTATGGTATGGGTGCAGCAGCCGCTGGCGAGTTTACCATTCAGGGTGGTCACGCTGAACAGAATAAGAGTTGGGGCGTCAGTAACTTTATAGAAAGCTATAAACAAGAAAACATTATAGATCTTAGTGTTAGAATTTATCAGGGGCATCCTACGGAGCAAACTCTTTATGACCCAAGATACTTTGCAGTCCACCATTTTAATCCGGGTGTAGACTTTGCGTTTGATTTATATCAGGGTACAGGTGTTATCCCAGTAAACGCCTTGGGACAAGGTAAACCTATTCCAAGAAATTACCTGTCTGATGATTTTAAAAATCTGAGGGATGGTAATGGTGATCTTTTAGATACTGTAACTTATGTCTTCCCAGAGGCTAGTGGTGCCGATATTGGAATTCCAAGTAGGTGGGAGAAGCACATCGACCCTACAGTTTCTGGTGACAATCTTCACCATGTAGATGGAGGAACTTTTAGTCCAATTGAACTTGCCAACTACAGTCGTGTTTTCAAAGATGCTACGGCAGAAGGAGTGTTTGGCCTGCTTTCGGCTCCCAAGCCACCATTGATGAATGAAGAATATTGGTTGCCAGATACAAAAAGAAATGGTAAATTATTGCCTTATAGGTACTACGCAAAAACACTAGGTGTTCCCATTCCTCATCTGATCTCAGATAATCCTTCTGTTACTATGGTTGCAGAAAAAGATGTTGAAGGTGAACCAGCTTGGAACCACGCAGGCTCACTAATTGTTACTAATTCTGGCACAGGGTTCTCCGTAGACGAGGCGGTTGGTATATTTGAAAATGACATTATCTTGAGAGTTACAGCAGTAGGCGAGGGTGGTTCCGTCGCGGGATTGTCAGTGGAAAGATTTGGATCTGGTATTCCGGTCAATAAAACGAGAGGTAGTGGAGATCTAATTGGTAGCTTTACGTCTAATTTTACAATATCTCCGCTTGTTGGTGCTGGTGAAGGGTTCAATGGATACTTTGTTTCTGCTGGACTGCAAAATAGTATTCAATATGATGACAAACCATTCCTTATAAAAAGAAATGGTCAGGAAATAAATAGGATCGCTGCTAACGAACCCGGACCAAAACATCTTTCTACTGGAAAATCAAGTGCAGCAGAACCACTTGCGTTCATTGAAGATACTGAGACCGTTCAATATATTATTCCTGAATTACTCAAGACTAACGATGGCTCATATGACATTTTCTTCCATTTTCATAATGATATAACTATGACTTGGTTTGCTTGCGGTAGTAGATCTAGCCAAACACCGTGGGGCGATTTCGACAACAATGCCGAAGCCAACGAACAGTATATTTCAATTGAGGGCATAAACTTACTCTAAATCAATTTTATGTGTATAATACATTGTAAATCTTTACAAGGAGATTAAAACTATGGCGACAATAACATTTCACGCAAATAACGAAAATATCTATACAGAGGGCACTGGAAACCAGCCAGACCTTATCAATAGTAACGCTGGATCGGGTCTAGGGTTCTTTGGTGGAGGTTTTGGTATTTCTGTTCCAGTTAGCCAGTATCAGGATTCTACATATGTTACTGATGCAAACGGCACTACTTCTGGTATCAAGTGCTCTAATTTAAAGTATTCGACTGACACAACTGCTTTTATTCAGGGCGAGGGATCAGACAGTGTAGTTTCTGGTATTCCAAATATCGCTGCACCACTGAATATTAGGTTTGAGAATAGCGATGCTGTACGTGTCCAGAACTGCAAATTAAGAATTTTTGACCGTCAGAGCATTGATAACCATGCGAGTGGCGTTGTAACTAAGGTCTACGAAATTAGACACCCACATCCAGTTATTGGTGTAGATTTTGGTGCAAATAAAGGGCCACTCAAGTTTAGGGGTGTTGCAGACGATCACGAGTGGGAACAGTTTACTGACGGGTTTGCGATGGCAGATTACGTTATGACGCCCGGACCCGGACCTAGTGGTTTAAATACCTCGTCAGATGACCCTCTGGCAACTGGTGATGGCACACACTTTAATCATATTGCTCAATCTGGTGAGGCTTGTCGTGCTAATCGTCACGACTGGTATGTTGCTTTGAGTGCATCGCCAAACAGTATTGGGAGCAAGACAGACTTCGGACTTTATTTCACGTTAGAATATCTATAGGAGATAAGATGCCTTTATTCAATGGCCCCATCATGACCTTTGTAAGAAAGCACAGACTTGTAAGACGCACAGCCGCAATTGGCGGTGCCCTAGTCGGGATTTACTTCCTTGGTGCTTGGCAAGGATGGTGGGATAGATTCTTGTTTTAAGACCTGTGATCTTTTGAGCAGGCTTAATTCCTTGTAAAAGAAAAAGGTCGGGGCTTTTAAACCCCGGCCTTCTTTTTTAGATCTCCTTTTTATTCGTTCTTTTCAGTTTTAGGGTTCCACTTGACCCAACCTCTGTCGGGCAACCAGTTGTCGCCATCTTTCCTCTTTGGAAATAGACCACCTCCCTTCTTATGAGAACCAAAGGACAACCTTGCTCCGCAATCCGCACAACGAAGCTCATAATATAGATTATCATCTACATTTCTAACAACGAAGCGGATATTCTCAGAGCCACATTTACCGCACGCAGTTTCCTCAAATACCTCTTGGAACCGCGAAATTTGCTCGAAAATTTCTTTTTGAGAGTCGCCCTCAAGCTGAACGCTTAGACGACCATTTTTAGTTTGGTAGTTTACTTTCATTATTTAGTCTCTCCAATCGGACTTATAACCCATGAAATTAGTAATTAGACTTTTGTCTTTCTGATAATCACCGCCCAACAACTGAATAGCATCGCTGGCCTGACTCTTTGTCACTTTACGCTTTACATTTGTCTCGAATACCTCCCGGAAAAATGCTTCCACATCTATATTTAACTGTTTACACTTACCATCAATAAATCTAGCCTGTGGATCAGTCATTCTTGATGAGTCATCGTACTCACCATCTGTATTCTCCATCGCTTTAGTTTGGCTAATACTACGTACAATATTAGCAGTATTCTTCTTGGTCATCTCTTCAGCGGCTACAGTTTTGAGTCTAAGAGCCTTTCTTAAAGCACGCCCTTCAGCCCTTGTTGCTGCTGTAGCGGTGTTAAACACACAAAATGTGTCGTCTGTGTTGCCTTCCCAGCAATCAGCCACATCACTAAATACACTACCATCTTCAAACGCTACTTCCCAGATAACAGTAGCCCTACCAATAGAATCTGCCTCTGTGGGGGGAAACACTTGAGTTGGTCTACTACTAACAATCCTTCCTAGCAGAAGCTCTGCTACTCTCCTCAATCCTGCACACAATGGTCGCCCATCGTACATTTCCTTCTCATCAAACAACCCTAAAACATAGTCATTCCATTCTACATCAGTAGGGCTTGGTCCTTCTGTCACGATCTCGTCCTTTACACTAGTGTCAACATTTTGTGGAGTATCAAGAGCAACGCCCTCAAACAAATCATCATTATGCATTATTCAACCTCAATAAAACGCTTACTCTTTGGCGGAAACTTTTTAGAGATCTTAGATACTTCATCTACTACAGACGATAACATCTCTTCACGCTTCGCCAAACTTTCCTGTCCCAGTGACTTCAAACGGATCACTGCATATCCTTTAGACAAAAGGGCACCTGACTTTCTCAAGTCTGCATTTACCTGTTTCTGGAGCTTTTCCTCTCCCCAGATAGGTAAGAAATGACTTGGCCCGTCTACCTCTATTATAGTCTTCAAATCAGGAATATACAAGTCAATTTCCAGATTTTCTGCCGGAATTATTAAAACATGCATCCTGACCAAGAAACCAGCTTCTTCTAGTTTATCTTTTACCCATCGCTCCATTTTAGAACCTTCTTTTGCGGCAGTTCTAATTGCAGCAATACCCTTGGATCGCATTTCTTCTTTCTGTTTTGCAGACATATTTTGCCAATTATTTTTTGCCTGCTTGACTCGTCGAGCTTTCTCTTTGTCACTCATTTCCTCCCAGTAGCTCACGAGACTCTGGCTGATTGCGATTTTTTCAGCGTCAGTTCTTTTTTTACCGGCAGTAGGATGAGAACTGCGACCAGATTTTAGTGCAGCTTTTTGTGCCGCACTCTTATCCTTCAACTCATACCCATGCTTAATTAATGTCCGCCTAATCTTATTTGGATAAGTGTTTAACTGTTTCGCAATCTCATACGTACTTTTATTTTGCTCATTATACAAGCTAATAACTTTATCTTCAAAACTAGCCATTGAAAATCTCCTTTAATTTATCAACCGACCAATCCTCTACGAGAACCGGTTTGTGCCCTGTTAGTCTATAAAACGTGTTGTAGTCTACTAGGTTATCTACGAGTACCTTGTATGTCTGTGCTATGCCAACAAAGTCAAACAAGTTTCTTTCTATATCTTCACTGGAACTAAAGAGATATGCAAGTTTAATACTATTAACAGTTGACACGGCCCTTCTTAAATTATCTATTGTGGTACAAATTAGGTTGCCGTTAAAACTCCACATATCAGCAGAGTCAAACATTCCAAACTTAGGAGCTACTGGATTAAAACCAGTGTCGTTGAAAAATACAGAAGCAGAGGTGAGGTCTGCAACTGATTTGTTTAGAAAGTTGTAAATCTTTGTATTTTGTGGAGTGCCAGCACTAGTAGGTACGAAAAATCCTAAATTCATTATTTATTCTCCTTTAAAAACCATTCAATTGTATGTTTAAGTCCAGTTTGTAAATCTGTTGAAGCTATAAAGTCCAAATTCTCATTAGCCTGATGGGTGTCTAGACAGCGACGAGGTTGCCCATCGGGTTTGTCTGTTTCCCATTTGATCGTTCCTTCATAACCCATTTGCTCTGCGATCTCAACCACTAAGTCGTGGATTGTGATCTCTTTACCAGTCCCAATATTGATTGGTTCTGGCCCAACGTCTTTGTGAATAGCGGCGTGGATAGCTTTTGCACAATCTTCAGCGTACAAAAACTCTCTTGATGCTTTGCCAGTGCCCCACACTTTGACTTCTTGTTCACCGTTTTTAATGGCGTTATAAAACTTCAAAATAAGGGCAGGTATTACATGGCTACTTGTGAGATTAAAATGATCGTATGGACCGTACATGTTTACAGGAATGAGATTAACAATATTCATCCCATATTGTTCATGATAAGTCTCGCCCATCTTCATCAAAGTCTTCTTAGCGATACCATAAGGTGCGTTGGTTTCTTCTGGATAACCTTCCCATAGGTAGCTTTCCAAGAATGGTGTAGGTGTGTGCTTTGGATATGCACAAACTGTACCTAGCATAATAAACTTTATATCGTTCTGATTTACATCTCGGTATTGCCGAGTACGCTCAATCATGTTCATACCCATAGCAAGATTGTCATACATAAACTTGCCGGGATTTTCACGGTTAGCTAGAATACCACCAACACTACCAGCAGCATGAACAACAACATCAGGATTATAATGTTGTAATGCTTTCTTGCAAGCGTAGTTATCTCTAAGATCATAGACATTACTACCAAGTGGCATAACAGAGTAAGTCAAGTGCGGATTCGCTAAGTTCACCGACTTGAAATAATTTACAATATTTTTCCCTAGAAATCCGGTTCCACCAGTTATTAGTATTCTCATTTAGCGGCTCCTCTAAACAATAAGTGTGTCTTACGAATTAGTTCTGGATTGATTGTATGACAGAAATAATGGTGGTAACAGTGCCTATTCCAAGAGTTTTTTAATTCTTGCTCATTAGAAGCCATAACCCTGTGACCATCCCCTGTACCCTCAATTCCTACAGAATAAAGATACTGGGCGAGACTAACATCGTCCATCATTTTCCAACCATCTAAATTGATTTTATCTTGGTTCTCCACTATCAATTCTACAACATCTCTGCTGAACAACATACATGCACCAGAAATAAATGGAATACCATTGTGATCGCCAAGCATACCTCCATAATATTTTTCTCTTGGTCTATCCTGTAAAAATTCATACAATAAGTCTGTTTTGATGTAGCTACCACAGTTTGGTCTAAAAACATAGTCCAAATCTGGATGCTTCAATAGGGCACATTCCATGCCCTTAATTGTTTTGAATAGTAGATTCGCCCTATGTTCCTCCGTATTTATCAAAAGGTCATTTTCTTGAGTTAGTATCCATTCTCCTTCTTTTATTTTTGTTGTAATGTAAGGTTGGTATGTTCTACCCCAAGTAGAAATAACTTCTACATTGGGATGCCTGTTCGCGATCCATGTCTCTTTACAGGCAGTTACCATGTCCATGTAAGAACGCCCATTTTCCTCATTGTTCGAGGCGAGCATAAGCCCGACTAATCTCATATCATCTCCAAAATTGTTTGTGCTCTATTTTTGTATGTATGATGTTTCTTTACTAGTTCGTATCCTTCTTTAGAAATATCATCTCGATAGTTATCATTATCAAGGGCGTATCTTGCCTTGTTAATCATCTCCATTGTATTGCCATAAGTAACACAGTTTACCCCGTCTTTAATCCCAAGCGAGTCGTAGGCTGGGTGTTCAGAGGTTAAAAGCATTGTTTGACAACCCATTGTTTCAAAGTTTCTGTAATTTACGTCAACCCCAATATTAGCGTTCCAATGCACAAGATATGAGTTGACTGCCTCGACCATATCCGCCCCAATCACAAATTCGTCAAATCTAAACTGTGGGAAGTTAGCCTTCAATATATCAATGTATGGCTGTCTATTTACTACATTGCCACAAAAACCAATTCCGATACTTTTGTAGTATAAATTTTCTAACGGGTAAATAATAGTGTCATCATAACAGTTTGGAAGCCAGCAGTCTTTTTCTGCAAACGCAGGTGAGGCATGTAGCACCTTGTCAAATCCATACTGTTCGTAGACTCGTGGGCCTTTACAATGTGCGTCAATTGCCCAGATAAATTTAGGAACACGAACTTTGGTCACATCTGGTAGCCAGTCCCAGTTCTCAATAGCAAAGATTAGATCATAAGACTCCCAGACTGGCTCTGTATCGAAACCATCATGCCCTTTACCCCAAATATCTACTTTAGCACCATGATGCTTAAAGCCACGCTTGAGACAAAAGCACTCTCTAAAATTTCTGTTTAGGTCATGATGACCGTTTTCTTGTATAACTAAGATCTTCATTACCAATATCCTTTTGGTTGATAGTCTGCACACACCAAATCAGGGTGTGTATTAGGACACTGCCCACCGCAGTGAACACAAAATTCAAATTCGCCAGTTCTGATAGACTTTGCAATTCTTTCTGCAATCGGACAGTCACCGGTAATACCCCTATTGATGTATGCTGGCTGCTCATAGACAACGTTTGGATAGTGACCTTCTCTTGGTCCTCTAATGCCAATCTCTGCCCTGATACCAGTCATATGTAGCTTCATTTGCTCTAATGCCATGAGGCATAAAGGCTCTGCCAATCTAAAATTAAAACCGATGTTTACATGGTTGTACTTACCTTCCTGCCCTTGATTACAAATAGATCGTATCTTTCCAGCATCTAATTTAGAGTTTGGAGGAACACAAATCATCCCACCCTCAAACGTTGAGATGTTTTTGGTTTTGTAGAACGAGAAGCACCCAGCATCGCTCATAAATCCCGCATCGCCAGAACCGAAAGCCTGAGCAGTATCTTCAATTACAACTAGGTTATGTTTTTCGGCAATAGCATTGATCTTCTCCATATCACAAATCCTACCATACAAATGTACTGGCATGATGGCTTTCGTATTCGGTGTAATTGCAGCTTCGATTTTTTCAGGATCAATGAGATAGCTGATTGGATCAATATCTACGAACACGGGTTTTCCACCAGCAATCAAGATAGCATTACTGGTAGCGATGTAGGTAAACGGAGTTGTAATAACCTCATCTTCTGGCCCTAGATCCATAGACCACAACGTTGCGATCAGTGCAGATGTGCCACTGTTTACGGCAATACAATCATCTACAGAGTATGTTTCTTTTACGTAGTTCTCAAATATGTCTCTTACGACCTGTGGCATAATTCCTCACTCCTTACCAATCTAGGTTCGCGATCAATTGATCTAATCCAGTATTGTTCACCTTCAAGCGAATTGACTTTTTGCTCTGGAGAATAATAACCAATACTATCTAAAGTAGCGAGACAGTATTCCAATGGCGTGTTGACCCCAAGGTATGCAAAGAAATCGCTCGTTGTAAAAAATCTTCCGTAATTTACTTCTGTGGGAATGATTTCTCCAACACCGTTTGTTTTTAAGTCCACACAGTAGATACCGTGAGGAACATCGACAATAGATCTCACTGCCTCATGTGCTACTCCATAAACTTTGTTGTCTGACACGGTACGAGCCACTGATGGTGAACTGCTTTGTCCAGAAGGCATAATGTTTCCGAACATGTACTCTACTCGCTCTCTTGCCTGACTATGGATAAGTTTGCCATTCAGCCAGAAGGTCTGAACTGCATACTCTTTACCCGGAAGAAATTCACAAAGCATAAAGTCATCTATAGAAAAACCCTTATAGTCTACCCAGTATTTTGCCCAATTCTCTGCGTGTTCTAGGCTTGTCATTGGTAGTGCAGCTTTTGATCCCGCACCACGCCACGCCCTAAACCAAACAGTTGGACAGTGCTGCTGCAACTCACTAAATAAATTGGGATTTTCCAGAACATTCTTTAGAAAGTAACATTTAAATCCAAGTGATAGCTTTGTAGCCCAATGCTTCTGACACAGCATTTTATTTGAAAAAGTATGCCACTGAACGATAGAGTGGTCAAAAATCTTAGCGTCAATATCGTCTTTGTTCTCAATTAGAAACTTGACCTCTTGATCTGGCTGTGCATGTACCATATCTATCTCAAACTCTTTAATGAACCGATTTATTGTAGCAACTTTAGTATCGTTGTCTAATTGTGGGTCCAAGAGCACTGCATCATCAGTATTACATTTGGCGATTCCATATGCACTAACATCTACGCCCAAACTGTAGACTTGCATATCCATATCCAAGGATTTACAAAAATTAATACCAGCATTTCCGCCAGCACCTAGTACCATGATTCTCATACTACTTGCTCCGAGTTTTTCAAAATAAGAAGACCGTTATTATTGAAGAACCGTTCTGCTTCAACCCATTTAGTATTTTCTGCCCTGAATTCACTAATTGCCCTATTGATTCCTTGACCCGGAACCTTTGTTCCTCCACCGCCATGCCCTTCATAACCATAAAGAACAGTGTCGTGAAAAATGATGAACTTCTTAATCTTATGACCCCAATGGGCGAGTTCTGCCTTAACGACATCATAAGTGTGTTGAGTGTCTACAAACAAAAGGTCAACTTCTTTAGCGTCGATTTCGGCAGTTCTTGAATCACCCAAAATAAACTTGTAGTCAATTCCCTGATCGTTTGCTGCCTTTAAAACGTTTTCAAAATCATGATTTGCACTGTCTCCCCAACGATTAGACTCTGGCCTTTCAATGTCTACACTCCATAGTCTCGATGGTTCTGCCGCAAGAAAAGAATACGTAGAAAGCAACCATCTGGTTCCTAGCTCAACTACGGAGTCGGACCTCAAAGCATATTCATATAGCTTGTGTAGATGCTCGTTAATATCAGAGGGCTCATTCGCCTTCTCATTCATAATTTTCACAAAGTCCATTACAACCTTTCCTTTATCCAGTTTTGTGTAGAGTTCCAATCTGTAAACCTCAAACCTTTGTCGTCGATGTATAAGTCAACCCTTGGCTTTGTATAGAATAATATGTAGTCATACGAAATGTCCCAGCGGTTGAGTATTTTCTCCATGTATTTCCTGTGGTAGTCGGGTCGGCATGTAAAGATCAAAATTTCAAAACCTCGATCCTTCAGGAACCTAGTGCTTTCTCTGGCACCATCCATAGCCTTTAACAATGTATGCTTTTCAAAATCTTCGTTGATATCATTTGACTCTTCTACCAATGTTCCATCAAAATCAATCGCAACTCTTTTGTGACGAAATGTTTCGCTCATTCTGTAAAGTTTCCTCGCAAATCGTGGTCTCCTATAATTTTCAGAACGGCACCATCACATTCCTCGTAAACTTCTCTCTCAGATGTTGATAAGAAGATTTCGTATTGTCTGTCACCTCTTCTTCTAGGAATTAATACCTTTTCTCTGTTTGGGTAAATATCTTCTGCAATATCCTCTATGCGTCTTGGGTTTGGGGTATTTACAATAAACCGTCCATTATTAAACATAGCATAAATAATAAGACCCGTTGCTTCGTCGGCACTAATAAAATATCTTTTGCACCCTTCAACGACTTTAATTGGTTCGTTGGTCGGCACTTTGTCCCAAATTTCAAAAACATTTCCTTGAGATTGAATAACATTGAAGAATCTAGCTACACTGCCGCCAGCATTGATGACCATTCTTTCTGCGATCAATTTAGTCGCACCGTAAACAATTTCTGGATTGGCAGATTTACAAGTAGAGGTCAAGACAACCTTGCATCCCTTTGGGGCAGCATCAATGAGGTTTTTTGTACCCTCTACGTTTACCTGTACAGTTCTCCATGCCTGATGCTCAGACTTTGTTGCATACTTAAGACCAGCAATATTTACAATATAGTCTGGCTGAAAATTATTAATATGCCTTACACAGTCTCCAAAATTAGTAATATCTAAATACTCAAGGTTCCCATCAATGTCTGTGGCTAAATATTCCACACCTATCGAATCAAAAACCTCGCGTAGATGCGTACCAACTGATCCGTTGGCACCGGTAATTAAAACTTTGCCGAAGCAACTCTTGGTAAATCCTGCTTGGTTCAAAAGGCAAGAAAATTCTGGTCTCCCAAGAATTGTTTCTACATCATATTTTACCATATTCCCATGTCCTTTAACAGTTTAGTCACCTTATCCATATTCCGTTCGTCCGTCAGTGGTCTTGGTATGTGAGCGAATGAATACTCTTTATTATTTAATTTGTCTAGATCGTAATCAAAACCCTCTGCCCTATTTATTTTTGTGCCTTGAATCTTATCCTTTACAAAGTTGTCTTCTAGAAACACAACATCTGGATGGTCGTGTACAAAACAAGACATGTACGCCTCATCCATACCCCACCAACGCTGCCAACCGTTTAGGTTTGCATGGTTAGATGGAAATTGACTCGCAAACATGTGCCTATTTCCCCATAACTTATAGAGTTCTTCTTGTAAGTTGTCTGACATATGGAAGATCTTTTTCAGGGTCTTTCCTTTACCGCAATTGTATCCATTTGCGATAATATGCTTTGTGCCATCAACTGAGGGTATATTGTATGGGTTTTTACCCAAAGGAATTACATATTTATCATCTGGTATCTCTCTCATGGAATCCCATAGAATAGTTGAGATTGGAAGATCATCAATACCTGAAAACAAACATACGTCTTCTGGATAATAATGGGCAGCACCCCAATACAAACTCCAAGCAACGGTCCAGTCCAACTGTGGATTTACTATTACCTCTGGGTACTTTGGAAGCAGAACTACTTCGCCATAGTCCCTTTTGACTTCGCTATCTAGCTCTTCTTGTGTTCCACAGAAAAATAGAGTGGGTATAAATTCTGTTGTCTTAGTATAGACCTCAGAGAAAATATCCCACATACCAGTATATAAAGGTGATGAATTGAGGCAGACACAAATTCTTTTAATTTTCAAAACTGCATTTCCTCACGCTCATTGTATACTTGACCAACAAAATCACCGACAAATTGTCTTTTTGTTGGGAAGGGCTTTTTTTCAAAGTATTCATCATGAACCATTGCTTTATCTTTAACCAGTGGGTAGACCACCTCTCTTAAAAAGTTCTGGTCATTCTGATATGTCTGATCGTAGTCTCTCATGTCGTAGTTAAATACCATATCTTTGATGTCACTAAGGATGCCATTTCTACAGCCCCACATTCCCGCAAGGATCTCTGTTTGGTGATATGGGTGGTCACGCATAATGTGAAAGTCTTTATCACTAGCAAGCCATTCGTCTACTGCCGCCTTCTCTCTTGGGTTTAATCTAGAATCTGTATCTCTTGAAACAAAAACATCGGCTTTATCAGCAGATAAGAAACGCCAGAATGTAGCGTTCCAGCCCGATCCATCCATCAGAATAACAGTGTTATCAGGGGATAGGGTATCAATAACATCTTGTGGAACACCATCACCAATATAAAAGTGACACTCCCACCCCGGATAAATTTTTCGTGCTAGTTGTGCATTTCTGGTAGCACCAACTGTATACTTCGGATTGTCTCCCCAGAGAGAGAAACCAATGACTTTAGTCATTTGTTATCTTCTCCTTTGGAAATCCTCTTCTCTTCCTTTCCTCAAATACTTGCTGATCTCGCCCAGAGTAGTGCAGGGTTTTTTGAACAGCGATATCTGCTTGATTATGATTCTCAGAACCTTCGATACTCCAATGCTCATGGGAGATAATAACTTTATTGATATACTTCTCTTTACCCATACGTCTTACCTCTTGCGTAAACTCATTGTCGCAATAAAGACTTTTGTAATCTGGGTGATAGATATAACCAAAGTGGTCATACAATGCTTTACCAAGAATAGAAAAAGTGATAAGTTCCCCATCTGTGTTCCCATCGTTAAAATGAACACACCCATCTAATTCTGGAAAGTGTTCCATCATAGCAATAGCGATCTCATTGTCCCAACCCCAAGCCTTGGGAACCATGTCGTCGCTGGCACAAATAATGATATCAAACTCATATTTGTCAACATGATCGTTAATTGCACTAATTTTGTTAGTATCCTCATCATAATTAACTACGCCATCTACATTTGGCAGCTTCCTCAAGATGAACTTAATCCTTTCTTGGATGTAAGCATTTGTCATAGTTAAATCATTCAGATCACAATTAATATTAAAAAATACGTCATGATGTGAACTCATCGTTTCGACGTATTTATTAAGTACACGGAGGAATTTCTCCGCTCTGCCGTATGTTGGAAATTGTACCAATAGTTTCATCACATATCCTTAATTAGTGTTGGCAGTTGATTTTTTACGCTGTCAATTTTAGACATTGCATCTTTGTCACCCAAAAATTTCATGAACCTCCAAGCTCTATGAAATGGCGTATGCCTATCTTTGATTTGATTTCTAATTTCGCCCAACAAGTTGTTTTCATGTTTACCTGTTTCTTGGAATACATTTTCCAAAAACTTATTGAACCCTTCTTGGTCCGAACTTCTGATGACTGGATTGTTACAATACATTGCCATATCAAAGAACAACTGAGAGCAACACAAATCATTGCCTCCAACTAAACACATCTTGTCATACACCTTGTAAAGCTGGGAAAGGTTTCTGACATTTACCCTTATGTCGAAGTTGCTGTCTTTGTCTCCCTCTGTAATATATAATAGGTTAAAAACGTCCTTTTCACCAATATAATTCTCAACATTTTCGTCAAATTTATCAGAAACTACGGCTTCTGGCAAAACAGACTTAACATTCTGTTGCGGTGGAAGGTTAAACAGGTCTGCCGCAGGGTAAAGATTGTGTAGCTTGAGTTTTGTTTTTAGTTTATTTTCAAAACTATTTGTAAACAAGAAAGCTACCTTGATGCCCGCCTTCTCTAACTCTTTCTCAATAGATTCAATTTGTGACTGAGATGCACCAGTCACATTCAACACCAGAGAGCAGCCACTATTCTGCTGCATGTATTGAAAAATGTCTTGACTAAATGTTTTAAAGTGTGTTACAAATACATCCGGCTTTGTAGTGTCAAAAACATCGTAAGCACTCATATTGGGATCGGCCCAAATAAAGCTCTCTACTCCGCATTTTTGCAATGCATTATGAAGGTATAGAGGTTCTGTAGAGGTTGAATTTGAGTAATTATGGAACAAAATTTTCATTGTTTATCCTTTTGAGAGTTTTTATGTTATCAATTTTAAATATTGGGTCAGAATCGTTTTCAAAAATACTCAGTTGCCTTCTGCCCTTCCATGAGTTTATAGCCTCAAACAGAAATTTGTTTTTAAGTTCTGCTTTGGATATTAAATTATAAAAAGATTTTACTAGTGGCTCTCCTGTCAAGTATAATAGTTCGGTCCATACATTATCTTTAATTGCGAGAGACATCGTTTCTAATCTTGAATCGTTTGGTATTACTCCTATTTCAAATGTATCCTCTCTTTTACCTCCTTGAGTCAGTATTGACGGTTTTCTAAGATTTAAACTCTTTAAGAAACTTGGGGTTAGAACCACTCCACCGCCACACACAAGTATCTTATTGTTGGTTGTATTGTTCATACATAGTCTTAGACCTTCACAGCAATTAGAGTGATAATAAACTTGGTTCTCTACTATCCTAATGTTATAACTGTTTGGGAATTTAGAATTTACAAAGTGGTAAACTTTATTTGTTTCAAATCCAGAACATAAAATTATTTCAGAATCCAAGAAAACAGACCTAATCGCTTCTACCTGTCTTTCTAGTAACGTTTTACCTTCAAATTCTATCAAAGAGATGGGACCGTAAGATTTCATTCTGTAGCCATAATTTTCAGCTAGGAGTATTACAGTTATTTTTTCATCCCTATGTGCTCCAGAATTATTAGATTTAGCGTTTGTTATGAAGCGATTAGATTTTTTCATATTTATCTTGCTCCACAGAGATTGTTTTCAAGCCCTCCACAGCGTTTTCGTAGCTTTCGTAATTGTAATATATTTGCTGAATGACACTCTTTAGCACGATATATACTGAATTATTTTCTATGAAACATACATGCTTCATTTCTTCATTGATTAGATTATCTACTGTTTCAAAAACTTCTAGGCTAAACCTGTCTTTCACGCTCATTTTTACGAAATAGGTAGCTTTTAGCAATTTCTTAAACGTTTCATTGTCTCTTGCATTTCCTTCGTTATGCAAATGTAGAACTAACTCTGCTGCGATGAAATTTTCCTTTAGCACCCTAAAGCTATGCAATAGACTATCTGCATATTTTAGACCGCTAGGTGCTGAAATTATGATCTTCAGCTTTTCCTTTGGATATTTCAAAGACTCAAGATGCCTACATAGTTCGTCAACTTCTTCAAGAGTATCTTCAGGTTTAAGAGATACAACAATTCCAAATAGAGGCATTATATTGTATCTCTGTTCTTTAATATCGCAATCCTCTTCTCTGTACATGTTGCAAAACTGGGTCAATTCATATGAGGTAGATCCAAACTCTCTTATCGCTCTACCCTTATCAATGAACTTTTGTAGTCTACCTGCTTTACATCCAACTTGACCACCACTCATAGACGGTCCATCGTCCATAATGTTAAATATACACTTACTACAATCCATTATTTCCTCACTGCTTTGACTTCATAGTGTAGTCCATCCATATGCACAGTGAGAATTTCTAAACCTAGATTTTTCAGTGCCTCTACAACCATATCAGAAGTAGACATGGAATATGCAGCGGTAATAATTTGACACGCACTCTCTACATCAAGAAGACCGTTCACCAGAAATTTAGAGAAAAATCTAACGTCTGTTCCACCAATAGAGACCTCACCGCCAAGCCTAAGTTTAGATATTAGGGCTTGACAAACTTGTTGCACAGCATTAGAACTGAAAGAATCCATTAAATCTGCCGCTAGAATAGATTCACAAGAATTGTCTACAACATGGGACAACTCAAGCGAATTAGGCTGTGTAATTTGTACTATATCGTATCCACCAATCGTGTCTTGCTCTGGTCTGATAATTTGTAGTTTCATCTAATTACTCCATATGTTTTGTCAAAAATAGTGTTCCACTCATTAATAAACCTATCTTCTGAGAATTTTTCTAGAATAGTTTGTCTGGCAGATTCGCCCATTTTCTTTGCAAGTTCTGGATCAGCTAATAGTTTTTCAATATAGCCTCTCAATTCGCCTTCATCGTTGCTCAGGAAGCCGTTCTCGCCGTGTTTAATAATATTTGGAATATCACACGTATTTGTAGAAACGACCGCACAGCCGCACGACATGGCCTCTAACATGGACGTAGGAACAGGACTGAGAGTGCTTGGATTAATATAAACCAAAGACTCTTGATATTTCCTGACCAATTCATCTACCGATGCTGCTGCTTTGGATAACCCTTCTGTTTCCCCAACTACAACTCTATTCATTCCATCTGTAATCCTATTCCAACCATTGAAGTTTAAAGCATAGTCACGATTAACAAAGTCATGAGCAACGGTTAGGACTTGAGGTTTACGTTCAACGTCAGACGGTTTAAATAACTCCGCATCAATAGAGTGGTAAATCACCTCACCGGGGATGCCCCATTTACCTTTAGAATATTCTGTAATGAATACGTTGAAATCGCCACGCATTTTCTGGAACTGTAGAAGGTGTTCCGCAGGCCAGTTTAGATGCGGTAGCGTATGCTCCAAGCACAATACTGGCAACTGCAAAGAAGAGTTGATCTGTGCAGCAGTTTGATATTGTCCGAACTTACTATTGACAAAAATAAAGTCAAAGGTGATACCCGGAAAAATAGCATTTTTTGGAAGTTGATAGTAATTACTTGGCATGGGTGCATGTTCGGTAATCCAATCTTTCCCACCATCAAAATTAAATGCGTAAAAATTATGACCAGTTTTTGCGACTTGAGTCTGGTAACGCTCATGAGTATTGAACGTTAAGATATTGTAAGGCTTGTCTTTTGGTCTTTGCACTTTTTGAATCAAAGAGTGAACTTTAAACATTTAGATTCTCCTTCATATTATTTCCTACATTTTCTAGCGAAAATACTTCCAATCGTTCAAATGCCTCTCTTTTTCTATTTACACCATAAATGACTGGGTTTTCTGACCAAGCATTGTATAATTTTCTCATCGCCTCTTTCATTTCTTTTTCGCAAGGTATGATAACATAGTCTTTACCATTATTCAAGTCCGGCCACATTTTTGATCGGTTTGTATTTGTTTGATAGATAGATGATATACCGCAATCATCAAAGTATACCTCTGCATCTGTTCCCTCTGGTACAATTGGCGTGTTACCAAAAGCGAAGGCGTGAAATTCCTCTAGATTCAAGCATCTTTGGGTTTCACAGCTAACATAGCAATCTGCAAAAACATGAAGTGGCTCATGAGAACCGCTTAGTCTTGGAACGAATATATCTTTCCTGTAATCGGATGCTCGCGGGTGGAGACCCAAGTCTGTTTTTACTTTTTCAATCTTTTCGTCGATAAGTTGCTTGTTGCATGATTCGTCTACACCTAACAAAAGTACAGCATTGTCTGTGTCATTAAACTCGGAATGGAAACATCTCAATACTCTCTCTACTCCATTACCCTCATTGTTGATAATAGTGTAGAATCTAAACTTATCTTTTGTCTCAAATCCTCCATCTACTGGAGTAGTAGTGACTTTGTAGTTATCCTTGTTAAATGCATATGGGACTCGTTTAACCTTATCTTTAATGGGCGTATCCTTAAAAGCAATTTCGGCCCATGAGCTTGGAACCCAAACCTGATCGAAACGATCTAGCTTTTCTATAATAGTAGAGTGTTTAGCTTCAACAAATTCATTTGCTAAAATAGCGATGTTTTTCTTGAATTTAGACGATGGAAGCATATGATCTGGGAATACGTGCTGTATACAGACATCGCAATCTTCAATGTCTTTTGCTTCAAACCTTCTCATTTCTTCTGGTGTATGGTCAATTCCAAACACAACTGACCGACATGCAACATCTACGCCAGCAGAATCTAGGGCTAAAATGTTATTCCTAGCAGTTTGACCCCAATCGCTATGTTCTTTGTAATATCCAATGTATAAAACTTTCATTATTTTCTCCTCCTAATTGCCCAATCAGGAAATGGCATATCGCTGCTAACTAAGGCACACATCTCAACTACCGGAGTCGCCTCTAAATATTCGTCTACGGCCTGTTTAATTCCGTATCCAAGTTGATTGGTATAGGTAACGCCTTCTTGAACAAAAAACGTTTCCTGACTGATGTAATCGTGACCACCCAAAACACCTTCGGGTTGTACTTTCCTTGCATAGCACTCGATGTCTTTCTTTACAGACTCATACAAATGACAACCATCTAAATAAACAAAGTCAAAGTATGCTGGTTCAAATTCATCGACTAGTTCGTGAGAGTATCCTCTGTGGATATGAACTCTACCTTCTGCGATTTCTTTTTCGTACTTTCTCTCTAGCACAATCTGCATGTTCACATTACTATGAGCAGTAGGTACATTTCTCATATGACCTTCTTGATAGACCAGTCCATTGTTGGGATTCCACTCCCAAGGGTCTAACAGGTGAAGTTCTGATGGTTCCAGAATTTTCATAATCTTCTCTGAAAAATGCCCATGCTCTACACCAATCTCCAGAACTTTCGGGTTTTCTGGAAGCATTGTTTTGATGTAGTCTAGATATTCATCTCTCGTATCTAAAACTTTCATACCATTCCTTTTAAATCGTAGTCTTTAATAAATTCCATACCCGCTGAATTAAACTCGCCGTGAAAACCAAAAGAGTTGTAGCTAAACAGCATATTTCTATTAAAGTTGCCGAAAGGTGTTGGATGTTCTTTAGAAAATTGTGCTGCTAGTTCTGGTGGTGCAAACTTAATTCCTGCGGAGGTCATAGTGTCATAATTGAAAACACAAATATTGAGGTCTTCGTTTTTATGTTCCCATCCTAGTTTTGCTGATTCCTCTACAAACGCTCGTGTTCTCAAAGAAAACCCTCCGTTGCCAACAACGTTCGGGATTTCTTCTATGCGTCCAGCAACCATATCGCTCGCCTGAATGATATGCATCGGCCAAGGAGCACCGATATAGTCATAGTGCATGAAGCGGTTGTCCCACTTCTCTATATCTATTATAGTTGAATCATGCTGAATATTCAAACAGAAATCGTCAAAAATATACTTATTTGTCTGTTGAATAAAAGACTGATTAAAACCTACTCGATTCTTATCATCATTCGACATGTTGTCATTGAGATCGACACTCATATCACACACTTCGATCTTGTGCCTATCAATGACTTGACCGAATAACGACAAATCTGTTTTACTACTATCGGTAATTAAGACATGCCTCTTGAAATCTACCTGATCCATCGCAATCAGCATGGCTTTAAGAGATTTTTCTACATGCTCTGTTCCCCAGCAAAAGCTAAAAACTGTTACATCTGGTAATTGTAATTTCATTGAACCTCTAAACTTTCTTCAAATTCCATTTTGTCAAAAACTGTTTCTTTAGTATCCATGCATGTATTATAAATCTTCATACCATTCGATTCAAAAAACTCTTTATATAGTTTAAATGTAAAGCTCATAGCATCTCTGACACCATCAATGATATCGTCACCAATTGATTTAAATTTACTGTTAAAAAATTGCCCCTGATTGTCATGATTGCAACCAATAAGAAATGCATTTTTAACTCTTAATTTCATACAAAGAGGAAAAGCTACATCGTTGACCGTTCCATAACTCCAAGGCATTACATCTTGATCTATCATATCCATAGAAATTTCACTAATATCTTTGAGTCTCTTGGGCATCACGCGAACTTTATAACCATGAAAGTTAGTGATGTCGGTAGCTGTAGCTAGGTAAACCTTTTCATCTGGAAGTTGCTGGACCCAAGGTAAAACATCATTGACTGTACTTAAATCACCACAGGCGTAATAGATATCATTACTATTATCTATTTTATTTAAAGCTAATATAGTCCTAGAACAAGAGATTACTATGCTATTTTTAATCTTTGTTAGGTCCACCTCGTTAAGATGAGGACCAGAGAGCAGAATGTATGCATTACTTCCAGTAGTCATATATTCCTTTCTCAACTTCGTAGTCCATTTTCTTTTGCTCTCGCTGTGGTTGATGCATAGCCCATTTAAACATCTCATCAACCGTCTCTTCTAGATTGGTATCGTCACTAAAGTTCAGCATTTCTTTTGCTTTGGTGTGGTCACAAAAAGCGTGTTTAGCTTCGTGACGACCCTCTACATGCTTCTTTTCTGCTTCAAAGCCATTCTTCCAAGCTACACGCTGAACTGTATCTGCAAGTTCATTGATTGTGTATGCCTTGTCTGCACCAATATTGAAAAGCTCGTCATCGTGACCGTCAATAAGTTGCTCAAAAGGCTTCATGTAATACTTGATATCAGAGAACGCACGAGTCTGTTCACCGTCTCCGTAGATGAGCATTGGCTCACCAGCGAGGACGCGACGAATAAAAATGCCTGCAACGTTGCGGTACTTGTCCCAGATATTCTGATAAATACCAACAACATTATGTGGACGAATAATATTATAGCGTAATCCATGTTGCTCACGAGCCACTCTGATATCTTGTTCAATGGCATACTTTGCAATTCCATAGGGATCAATAGGGGCTGGCCCCATAGCCTCAAAAAATGGTGGGTAGTGATTTCCGTATACAGCCATACTACTAGTGAAGATTAACTTCACATTGTGATTGATGCACTGATTGATAACATTCACGCTTCCTAAAACATTATTTGTATAATTGAAATGACGGATAAAGGGCGATAATCCTTCTGCTGCATAGGCGGCAAAATGGTAACATGCCACAATATCACGGCGAGGGTCGATGAAAATATGCTCTAGTGATCTTGGTGCCCATTCACCGTCACTCAAGTCCAAGGGCCAGAATTCAAATTGTTCTGGAGTTGCTTTTGGAAGATAGTCTGAGTATCCACCGCTAAGGTCATCAATCCCAATAACTTTATAACCTTTACTCAGAAGATGTCGGCTAAAGTGTGAACCTAATAGTCCCGCACATCCTGTTACTACGATTGTTTTCATTTAATAACCCCTTTATTTTTTAACACCTCGATTCGTTTCTGTTCCCAAGTATTGATTCTATGTCTTTGTGCTACCATAGAATCATAAGCAATATGGAAATCAAAACCCTGTCTCTGATTTGTACCATCAAATGCCTGACTAGATTCATTAAAGTACATACCGCCAGTTGATCCCGTAGACGATTTGTAAGTTAAGTCTCTAATCATTCTAGATTCAAAAAATGTTCCCGCCCTTAATGGGTCTCTCAGAACATTTCCGATAAGGTACTGAGCCTGCATAGTTGGACTTACATTCTGCAATTGGTCATCTGGAATCTTATCTGCGGGTTCTAGAACTCGTGGAGGCGAAGCCCAAGTTTGCTCAATAGGTCTAATAGGAGTAGCGTCAAAGATTTGCTCCCACTTGTTTCCACTAAGGTGCCATTGGAAGTGCTTTTCAAAGTTCTTCCTTGTTCGCTTACCTTCTGCGACACGTTCTTCTTCGGTTTTATTTTGAAAGAAGTGAAGGAAATATTCCGCTGCCGCATCATTATCTGGGACAGCACGAAGACAACCAGTCTCTAACTCTTTATAAAGTGCAGCCGGTTTAATGGGATGCCCTTGCAGTTTACGAATCTCACTCTCCATAGCAGAGTAGTCAGTTCCGCACACTGGAACACCACAAGCGGCAGCTTCTACATAGGGCAAACCAAAACCTTCAGAGTTAGCATATTGAATGTAAAGATCAAACAGGTTCTGGATTCGAGACAGATCCTCGTAAGACGCACCATTCTTCACATTTGATAGAGTAGAGCCCCATTTTCCAGTATATGGAGACTGTGTTACAGCACCCTTAAACAAGGATGGGAATGGCTTCTTTGTCTCAGGGCAGATATAGGTGAACAAAACATGTGAAGACAAGTTGTTTTGCAAGATCAACTCTGGGATGTCCCAACCAAGATCAGGATAAGAAGTATGACAATAAAGATAATACTTCTTGCTTTCTGACTTATCCAAAAATTTCCTAAATGCTTCAAACAAATCTGGATATAGTTTACGTCGTTGATTACGCATAACAGTTCCAAGGATTTTATACTCTGGGTCAATCCCCATAGATAGCTTGTGTGCTTTCTTGTCTTCAATGGGATGATATGCTGGATGGGCAGAAGGCGGTGAAGATCCATGATACTTAATTTTACCACCAGATTGATCTGCAAGTACAGTTCCGGCCCAATCAGAATATGTCAGACAAGCATCAGCACCAGCATATGTTGAAACCCACTGTCGTGCTTGCGGTCTAGCATCGACCGTTGGCATAATTACCCAATCGAAATAGGGTCGAAAAGGACTTCTCTCTGCGAAGTCGAGCATCCAAAAGTCTCGAATGTCGCATACAATATCAGGCAAGAAATCCAAGCAAACATGTTCAAAGATCCATTCTCCAAATTGATTTGTAGCAGATGATCCAAACGCCTGAAGTTCTTCCTGACTTGCCTTTGGTTCGCAGTCTGTGTTTGGTTGAACACCGTAAAACTTCCAAGGAATATTTGCTGCCCTTGGGTCATTTCGTTGACCATAGGATGCCATTTCAGCAAGCTCATACTTTCCAGTAGAGTGCAAGTAATTCAAAATCTCACGAGTATAGGTAGCGTATCCAGTGTTCAGGAAGGTAGCTTCGCTACAGAACAGAATTCGTTTCTTTCTCATTTTATTCCTTGTCCAAGCATCCAAAGTCGAATTGATTAACTCTAAAAATAATATCGTCCACGGAGTCGGTTTTCATGACACCGTTTCTGGCAGAGGCGTGTACGGTCATTTTCATGCCCTTCTTTCCTAGTTTAGCGATTGCGTCTGCACCACTATCAAAGGCTTGGAAGGTCACAGTCGTTGGATAACGCTTCTTATCACCACGCTTGTTTCTTGTGTACTCGTATGTCACCAGCTTAAAAACGCAAACTGATGGGTTTTTTTCATAACCTATATCTGGGTCAAACAATAGATACCCTGTAAAAATACAATGGTTCATGTGTACTCCTTATTATAGTCCGCTAGTCGGTTTTTCACAACTAAATTTCGTGAATTTTCTCAACAATAAATGAATTATCCTTTTCAATATCTCCGCAAAGCATGAGATTGGCACCTTCGTAAAGAACAAACTGGTATTTGTCTCTTGCGTCTGGGAAAATGATTACATTGTCTAGGGAGCAAGTGGCATCTTCAATTGTGAGGAACGACATGATCCGCCCTTTTTGCTTGCTATCCTTCTTGTTGATCTTATGATTAGCTACACGTTGAACATTCGCTACAATGCAAATATCCTTACCAAACTTACCATTGGCTACTTCTTGACATGTAGTATTAGCAATTGATGCGTCGATAGCATCTGTATACTGATATGACACTGGGCAACCCAAGAGTTTAACCTCTTCTGCGATAACCCACTGTGGCTCGTCAGACATATCATATGGTGGATTTTTTAGCATATCAATCTCACCGTACACAATCTGACTACGATTGGCGTTGCTACATCCACCACCCATTTTCTTGGTAGGAGACAGATCTCTGAAACAATCCTGTAGTTTTGACCACTTCTTTTTAGAGTAGTTCTCTGTTACCCACTTTACCTCTGCCTTTGTTAGCTCACGCCAGATGAGATACTCGTACAATGCTTGATTTCTAGTGACACCAGTTTTCTTTGTTGAGAAGAATCCAATACCAGCAAGTGCCTTGAAAGCCGTAGACGTAATCTTGGGGGCGATGTAGATAAGCACATCCATCCAAGTAAACTCATCAGCAGGTTTGCCCAATTCTTCTGTAGCATCACCAATAGCCTTCAAGACTTTCTCGCCAGTGACACCAGTAAGACCTTTAACGTCACGAACTCCAAACTGAATGTCATCACCAAAGATGGCAAACTTCTCAGAGAACCTGTTTAGTTTAGGAGTCTTTACTAGTATATTGAATAGTTTAGCTTCGTTTACTAGCTCATAGATTTCCTGATGAGGATCTTGCTTTTCATTCGCATAGTACAGGTAGGACAAGAAGAACTCTTTTGTATAGTTCGCCTTGTAGTACGCAGACCAGTACGAGTCGAGTGCGTAGGCAACGGCATGAGACTTGTTGAAAGAATAACGAGACGACTTTTCAATCCAGTCAAAAATCTGGTTTGCAGTGTCTTCATCTACAAGTCCAACCTTTTCACAGCCTTCGATGAATTGTCCACGAATCTCAGCCATGAGAGACGCTTTCTTTTTACCAATAGCTTTACGAAGATTGTCTGCCTCCATCTCATTGAATCCCGCAGCTTTGACCGCGATGAGCATAGCCTGTTCTTGGTATACAAGCACACCATGCGTAGTCTTTAGAATTTCTTCTAGACTAGGATCAAGATAGACAACATCCTCTCTTTTATGTTTACGGTCTACAAAGTGCTGAGTCATAGACTTGCCCTCGCTAACCGCCTTCAACGTTCCGGGCCTGATGATAGCGATCAATGCCGCTAGTTCCTCAAGGTTTTCCGGTGCAACTCTTTTGGACCATGCACGACCAAGGTTACTCTCAAGTTGGAACAAGCCTTTGGTCAATCCATCTTTGTACAAGGTCCAAGCCTTTGGGTCATTTCTGTCAATCATTTAAATTCCAATAAAATACTTCAGAGCAAAATAAGAAGCCGCTGTAACAACAAATCCAACAATAAGTCCAGTAGCAAGGCCGGTTAAATAACCATCATATGGAACGGCTATTTCTTCTGGAATGTCTTCTGGGTTTTTATCTGCACGCTTCTTTGCTTCTTGCAATGCACTGTCAGTAAACAAGTAGTCAATCTCCTTGTCTCGAATGTGCCAGTAGTAACCCTGTGCGGTCTTGTACCGACCTTTATTTTCTACTTCTCTAAACATAATAATCTCCTAAATAAATATTCTTTTCCAAAACGGGGTAACTTGATTTCTTTTTGCTGAACCCAACCAATCAATTTTGCTTTTGCCGTGTTTTGACACACTCAGCTTTTTGTCCCTATTCATTCCTTTGGTTAGATTATCTGCTGTTGTTCTTAAAAGTCCATAGCTGACCTCGTTTGCGTCCTTAACCTTTGTCAGTAAGCAGATCCCATCAATGCGATAGCACTCAGGCGGAATATACCATTGAGGATTTTTCAATGCTGTAAACTTAATGTCAAAGTCAATTCCTTTATGGCTACAATCAAGGTCGTCGCCATCTGCAAGTTTAGCTTCAAGAACTAAGTATCTCTCAAACTTAATTCCAATAATAGACTTCTCTGTTTTGGTGAGTTCCTTCATGTCAGTGAACCCTGTACGCTTCGTATCCAATGTAAAGTCTATCGCATCAAATGCTGCCTTCGCAACCTTTAAATCAAACTTTGGTATAGACAAAATATACCTTTTAATTTCTTCTAATTCACTGTCACTCATACGAATAGTTTTCCGTCCGCGAACGCTTTTTCAAACTTCATGTTCCGGTAGACTGCTCGTCTGGACTTTTGCAGTTTGATCCAGATGTTTGCAGTGTCCTTAACGTCTTGGAGAGCGTCGTGAGCGTTTTCACTGGACAGTCCCATTCTTTCTCGTAAGCTATCCATACTAATAGACTTAACATTTGGATCTCCTTCTGTCCACAGCCACACATCATCCATTACGTCAATTTTATAAATTTGGTGAAAGAGTTTTTGGCACTGACGTTTGTCGTCGTATGGTCCGTATTCTTTACACAGTCTATTTACGATGTGCATATCATAACCAAGGATATTAAATCCACATGGAATGGGTGCGAAGAACGATGTACCTTTCCAATTATATTTGTCTACAAACGCACAGAACTTTTTCCACACACCTTTTGGAAGTGGTGCCTTGGCAAGTTTCTCTCTGGTCTGACCGGTTACTTTCAAAGCACCTTCTTCTAGCGGGTCAACGCCAGCTTTGATTGCTTTCTCGTCGTCGATAATGGGACGCATGAGACTATTGAATTGTCCCTTGAGTCTAAAGTTCCTACCGTCAAGTGCGATAGCAGCAATCTGTGTAGGTTGACACTTGTGGGGATTACGCCCACCAGTCTCAAAGTCAAATACAATAATATCTCTATTCATTAATTAGCTCCTTGATAAACATCAATTTGTCCAATAAGTTCAACCCAAGAAGGTCAAACTTAACGTGACCTAATGCTTCTAGGTCGTTCATTTCCAATCCCGCAATCTTCTCACCGCCACTCTTCTGATTCACCATAGGGCAAACTCTGTATAGTGGTTCGGCAGAGATGACAACGCCAGCAGCGTGTTTTCCCTGTGTCTTAAATGTACCTTCAATATCAATAGCCTGCTGAAAGTATTCTGCAAAATCTCCCTGTAATCTACCCTCCTCGTCGATATGACAGTAGTCCATCAAATCGTCTGCACGATTCTGTAGTGTCCAGCGAATGATAGAACGATCTTCTTCGTCCATCTGCGATAGTTGGTCAGAGATAGCAGCTTCGTCTGGAATGTACTTTGTAATCTCATTCATTTCAGCAAAACCACAAGCATCATTCACACGAAGAACTTCTTTCATCGCACTTCGCCCTTGCAGTCTACCAAACGTGAGCATCTGACTAACGTTGTCAGCACCGTATGTTTCTTTTAGTCTGGCTACAATTTCATCACGCTTATTTCCGGGAACGTCCATATCAATATCAGGAAGAGATATATGGTCATCTGTATTACGACCCTCATTGTAGAAACGCTCAAACAGTAGATCAAACTCGATAGGGTCAATCTGTGTGATACCAATTAGATAGGAGATAAGGCATCCAGCAGCAGAACCTCGTCCGGGTCCAACCATCCACCCTTGTTCGCGACACCAATTTAAAATGTCCCAAACGATGAGGAAATACCCAAATAGATTTGCCTTTTCAAAAACCTCAAACTCTTTTCTAAAACGGTCACCGTATACCTGACGTTCCTCTTGGCCGGTGACTTTATCACCAAGAAGTTTTTTCCAGCCATTTCTTGCCAGTTCCCGCAAGTAATCCTTCTCTGACTGTCCGTTCGGAGTCTCAAAGACTGGCAACATTGGCTTGCTCAGGATGTTATAATTATCACACTTATTAAATATTTCCTTAAAGTCTTCCATTCGTGGGTCGTCTATAACCAGCTTGGATGACTCTAGTTTATCTTTAATGTAGAAGTCGTCTGACTCAAAGAATACTCCGTACTGATCATCTGCTTCTGATAGTCCGTTTTTCTTAACCTTACTAAGTGTAGTCTTGAGTTTACCACAAAGTACAATTCTATGCAGTTCTGCTTGATCTTTAGTTGCATAGTGACTCTTATTAAAAGCCTCAGACCAGATATAGAAATCATCACCTGTAACGGGAGACAGAGCCTCAGAGTTGGCAATGCAGATAAGGTTGCCCTGTCGTGCGAGGCGAACCATAGTGCTGCGATCCTCATTACCATCTGCATCAATTGTAGATACAATCTCAATGAGGTTCAGCCATCCCGCATGGTTTTTGGCAAAAAGAGCAAAGCCATCGAAAGAACAACCAATGATCGGTTTGATATCATTGTCCATGCAGGCTTTGTAAAAAGATATGGCACCGCTAATAGTCTTATAGTCAGCGATGCCGCAGGCGGGATAAGAATTCTGCTTGCACTTCTTGGCAAGATCGCTTGGCTTGGAAAAGCCATATTGTAGTGAATAGTGGGTGTAGTTCAGTAGCGGAAACCACTTCATGGTTTATCCTCTCAATGTTAAAATTCAATATTACTAAACGATTCTGAACCGCTTTACCATATTATAGTCTTATATCGACTATTTTCCAATGTCTTTTTTGAAAATTTGTCGAAAAAGCCTCTGTGCATCTTCAAATTGCCAAGGCTCGTCAATGTCAATTGATCGCACCATTAGATCGTCTGGATGACTGCCATAAAGGTAGGGTTTACTACCAATATAATAATTATGTTTTAAGTAGTCTTTTTTAAGCATAATGTGGATAGCCTGCTCCAATGTGTACCAAGTTTCTAGGTCTTGACTCCACTCATGCCACCGTCCAAAGTTATAATTTACTGGGCGACCCTTGTCGTTTAAGATGAAATGTTGTATGGGACGCACAGTTATAATAGAATCGTACTGGTTCCATTTAGTAGAGAACGCACCTTCTCGACTTTGAATCTGTCTCCAATACTCAAATATTTTCTGATATTCGTCTGGGCCAAACAATGGCGTAGTGGCTTGTACCCAAGCGATTGATTCATCGTCTTCGGCATCTACGGATGAGACGAGTGTAGTGATAACATCTGACCAATGCATATCATCTTTTGTGTTTGCAGCATCTCTAAGGACAAACTTTGCACCCAGTTGCTCTACTTTACTTCTTTTGGATTCTTGTTCACAAAAAACATTGATGTCTGCTGCGTTGATACCCGCCTCAAGAAGTTGCCCAATCTTGATTTCAACTAAACATTTTCCATCCACAAATTCACGCCAGTTCTTATTTAAAGTCCTAGAACTGTTACACTTTGCTGGAATGATAACCTTCATAATATCCTCCTAAAATCATCAGTAAACACTTTCTCTGTCAATGGAAACCACATACTTTCCTTTATTCTTGTTTTTTGCTATGAATTTAGATTGTATATCACAGCTTTCTACAAAGATAATAGATTGAGATTCATTAAACTTTTCAGATTTAAATGCGGCAACATTCTTTGAGTGTAATCCTCCCGCATCTCTCTCCTCTTTTGTTCCCGGCCACATGTGAAGATCGTTATATTTTATACCATGTAATTTTAACCAATATTCTGTTTGTTTTCTGTATTTCTCTGGTCTACCTGTGCATATTGCATCAGCAGGATGAGATAATGGAAGTCTATGTTTTATCGGTTTAACACTCAGCATCCAATCAATATACATTTCTTCATTCGCATCTATTTCTACAGTGCAATCAGCATTAAACACACCATCCATATCGAACATTGTGTGCTCAGTTTGATAGGTGTTGAATAGGTTCCATTGTAAGATATGAGGAAACGGAAGCTCTATATTCCATGCGTCTAAAATAGGTAATGTATCGTTGTACTTTTTAAACTCTAAAGACGGTTCATGATACACAGACGTATAAATGAATTTTTTTTCTGGGTAATTTTGTTCTAGGTTATTCCTTGTTCTAATCATAGCTCCACCAGAGAATGACGTATCGTCTATAACAAGAAATGGAAGATCAATGTTTTCTTTCTGTTCAGACATTCTAGCACCACCATTTTTCGAGATGCTATTCAGTTTTACAATTTTTCCATCAGAAATACCATATAGTGGGAGGGAAAGCACTGTGGCTATAGTTGTGGCGGGCGTCATACCAGACCTTGGAATACCAACTACTCCAGCTACCGGAGGAATTTGATCCAACAGTTTGATGGAGTCTCTTACTAATTCTTCATTAGATATAAATTTTACTGGGTAAATTTCGTTTGCAATTTTCTTAAAATTTCCATTAGCAAACCTTTTGAGTAACCCTTTTCTTAAATCCAATATCTTTTGCAATCCATTTACATGAACAAAGTTAGCATCACCAATTGTTTCCCAAAATTCATGTGGTACAGGAGACTTTGGTCTTGAGTTAGTGGGACCGGCTGTTCTGCAATTCCACTTATCGTCGAGGATTTCAAACTTATCTTTATCAACATTAAGTGCGAGCCAATGTTGATCAAAACACCACTGTTTCGGATAAACAACCTCTGGTTGGCAATAAAGTTTTGAGCAAGAATTCGGTATTACCATCACTCCAGCATTTGGTTCAAAATTAGATGTAAATTTTCCATTCACAACCATTTTATGGGAATTTTTAAAGATCTTATGTATTAAGAGTTCTTGTTCTTTTTGAATCCAATCTGTATCATTCCATTGTGCAAATGATTTGAAGTCATCGCATAATGAAATTTTATCATCAGGAGTGCAATCAAATATATTTTCTGCATCTTCTTTTACTACGACATCGCAATCTAAATACAACGTCTTTTCATAGACAGAAGTTACATTATACAACCTATATTTGTTAGCCATCGGCCATTCTGGATGCTGGTCGCCAGTCAGTTCGATGTAATCCGCACCGCATTTTTCAGCATAAGTTTTAATTGTTTCTCTTGTTATGTCCAAGAGATCCATAGCGGATTGATTAGCTGGAATTACGCAAACTGCGTAATCGCTTGTTGGGGTAGGAATATCATCGACGAAGTTTATTAGATCAACCATCATCTCTGATGATGCCCGCTTAAGTGTTCTTGTTTTTCCATTCACACTGTCGTGATATTGTTTTCTTTCTTCTTCTGTTAATCCTTGACACCACTGCCAATTAGGAGGGGTGGCGGTCATTTCTTTTTTAAGAAGATCGCACCACCCCGCCTGCGGACATTGACATTTAGAAAAGTTCTTTTCTACCACTTACGGCAACTCCAATATCGTGCTTTGTGACGAGGGCCGGGATTATCACAGTTGTGCCTAGCTCGGAACGACTTGCGACGAGCGGGGTCAGACTTCTTGATCTTCATGTTAGGATCACCAAAGTTGACTTTGACAACATTACCTTTGGGGTTCTTCACATAAACGCTAAACTTCTTTGGACCCTTTGGAGTACGGAAAGGTTTACCAAGCTGAACTTTACGGCCTTGATATTCCGCAGCACGAGCAGGAATAAGAGTGCGACCGTCTTTCTTGTAGATGCCTTTTCGTTCGTACTCGTAAATCTGACCGGTCTTAGGGTCTTGATACTTAAAGCCTGCTTCTGCCTCTTCCGCTTTAGACTTTTTAGGATGACCTTTTGGTAGTAGGTCATTATCTGTAGTGTAGGCAGAGTTAGATGGCTTTCCAGTTCTGAGCAACGTCAAGAAGGCGTTGACTCTAGCGATAGCCCAACCGTGTCGGCTCATCTTGGGTGCGTGACTTGTTGAGTAAGCACCAGCACCGCGACGATACACTGCTTTCAACATGCCAAGTGTAGCTTTAGAACCTTTGCCCTTGGCGTTGTGTTCCTTAACTTTATTTTGTAGTTGCTGCGTTACTTCTTTGCTAAAAGTGATTTTACCTTTACCATCTTTTGCACTATCAGGCTTGTTCTTCTTAGAGCCTTTCTTCTGATCCTTCTTTGGTGCAGGAGTTCTGCGAGGATCATCTTTTCCGGGCTTGTCTGCTTCTGCGTGATCTGCATACGAAGCAACCAGTTCAGCTTTGCTTTTATCACGCACAGCGTCCATATACTCTTCATGGGTTTTTCCCGGCATAAAAATCGGTTTGCCATTTTTACCCTTGTGAGTATGGATGTCTTCCAAGCCAAGTTGCTTGGCTCTATTCATAGCTTCACCCGGATTGTCAAAAACATCATCGCCAATTTCTTTGCTTTGGGCACGCTTGAGTTGTTCTTGAGTAGGTCTGCCTTCCTTCTCAGTTTTGGCAGGCTTATAATTTTTACCCATTCTTTCTTTCTTACGTCGGATATTCTCCCAGAGTCCGGGTTTGGCTTCTGAAATATCCCACTCTTCTGTAGGCTCATTCCAGTCAATATCTGTTTCATACTCTGCTTCCGCAGGACAGTACCAGTTATCTTCTGTAATCTCTTCTGTAAATCCATACTCTTCAAAGTTGATCTGGAAGTCAGCAGCTTCAATATGAGACATGTCCTCACAGGCTTTGCTCATACAGACCGCTGTACGCTGCTTCTGATCTGGATATTCTTTGTTGATTTTAGGATCGCTCATGCAACGAGCAATAAACTGTCCCGGCTTTTCACCGTCACGTTTTTCTGGTAAAGGCATTATACAATCTCCTTCAAGATGTTTTTAGAGTCTTCTTTAACGATATCGTGTGGTCTACCATCTGTTGCGGTATACCTTGTATTTTTAGGCATGTTTAAGTGGTCAAAAATAGTCCAAGCCAAATCTTCTGGCGTTGCTCTACCTTGGTCGAAATCGTCGGCATTTGCACTGGTAGTGCCGACAGTTCGGCCCATTTCATAACTTCCGCAGCTAATCATTAGCGGTGCGAGTTTTCCGAAATGGTCGCGACCACCATTTGAGTTGACCTTTGGAGTGCGACCAAACTCAGAAGTAACAACAAGCATAACACGCTCATACATTCCCCTTTGTTCTAGAGTGTCCATAATTTTAGCAAGGTATGTATCAAGGACGGTCTGTCTATTCTGTAATCCGCCAGCAATGTTGTTGTGCATATCCCAGCCGCCATAGCTGAGTGTTACAAACTTAGAACCAGCTTCTAACAGTCTAATCGCTGTGAGTGCATCAGTCCCAAGAGAATCGCCCTTAAAGTTGTTATAGTCTCTGTCTTCTTCGACCCTAAAAGCCTTGGAAGCATTACCAAGAATAATATCTACTGATTGGTTTTTAAGATCCTGCCAGTCTTTTGCCATCTGCTGATCTCTGGCTTTAAAGCCTCTGTCAACAGTGTCTAAAACTCTCAGTCTCATTTTGAAACGATTGTTGTTACCAAGAAGCTGTAGGTCTTTACGTCCCTCTCTGGTGGCATCAAACCCCATATACTTGCCGCCCAACCAAGCTGCATCGTCATGCTGGAATCCACCAATCTTAATATATGTAGGCAGCCCATCAGCGGTGTTGACACCGTGGTGTACGCTCATCATGCTACCATAACTAGGCCACTTAGAACTTGTGCCAGCACCAAAGTTGGCCTCGCCAGTAACTACCCAGTGTACGGAAGATGCGTGGTTTTGATCTCTATGACCAAATGCTCTAGGAATGACGATCTTATCTGTGCGTTTTGCTAGTTCTTTAAACAGACCACCAACCTCGATACCCTGAACATTGGTCTTAATTGCACCAGTTACAGACCGCCTATCAGCAGGAGCAAGAGGTATAGGATTAAAAGTCTCAATATGACTAGC